GCACGTACGGTTCATAACCAGTATCACTACGGGCATTTGTCGGGGTCGTGAAAGTATTGGTGGCCTTTACAAGGCTACGGGGCACAGCGCAGCTTATCGTGATCTGCTTGCTGTAATCCAGGATGCCGAAGCCGAAGGGCAACCCCCCAGAACCAGACAGCGTGGTCTTCAACTTCTGCCAGTTGGTCTGCTTCAAGGCGCTGCCTTGCATCATCCTTATGACCGAAGCGCCCCCTATCACCTCGTAATTCTGGTTGAACCCAAGGCAGTCAAAAATATTGGCGCGGACCTCGTTTGTGCCATCGCTCAGCTTGAACCACCTAGCGTGGTCTTGGATACCCATCAAAAGCCTCCTATACCCTTAAAATTCAAGCCCCATTACTTGGGATGTCTTCCCTACTGCTGTCCTGCGGGCTTTCTGGAACATGCTCAGGGGCAGGGGGTGTGGAGGCAATCACGGCATCGACCATTTTTTGCTTGGCTACCCGAGCTTGCTCACCCGATGCCCCTAGCAACTTGCCTTCGTTACGCTGGGCCTCACCATGCTCACGCAGGAAGTCCGTCAAGCGGCTGTTAACGCTGAGGTGCGTCTCTTGGGATTTCAAATACGCAGCCACCGCCGCAATGGTCGGCAAGGCGGCCTGGGCAATGTTGCCGAGCAAGGCCACGGCATCGATTTGTGGCCTAAGATAAAGCAGCGCCAAGAAAAATACCGCCGAGATCAGGATAATGATAACCGTCGTGTATAAGTACGGGGCTGGGTTAGTGGGCGGGATGGGGGTGTTCTCTGCCATTAGTGTTCTCCACCTAAAATTTGTAGTTACAAAAAGTAATCATTTCCTACTGCCTGTCTTCAACCGTTGTAACCTGACCTGGGACTGGAAGCTAGGCACTTGGTCAGGTTCCGCCATCGCGGTCAAGGTTGCCCCGCCCACATCTATGATGACCGGTTGCAGCGTTTGTGTCACTGTCCTGTCGGGCCTAGCCAACCCTGGGCTAGAGGGCTTGCTGATCCTTTGGGCCACTTCTGGGTCGAGTTGCAACGTACGCAACTTGTCCATGAAGTCCTTACCGTAAAGGTTGACCGCGCTGGCGGGTTGCATGTACTCACCATCTGAACCCCACAGGGGCACCTTGTCCTCTGTAGGTCCTCCAGGACCCTGGACTAGCCCACCTTGGGCATAGCCTATAAGCGTAGTATCCTGTGGTTGTTCATTCTTCTTGCGCAGCTTATCTGCAAGGTCAGAGACTTGGGAGTCGTTAAGCGTAGGGTTATTTTCCTCACCCCCCGATGCCCGGTCTTGGGCGGTCTCGGCTTTATTAGTCCCACCTGTGGGCGTACCCCCTGGAAAACCATTCGCCAAGGTCTCCTTAAGTTTTTCCAAGGTAGTCGTCAAGTTATTCACCGCATCTGTCAACTCTTGTTCGGCATACCTGGAAAATAGCAAGGAACTATTAAGTGAATTTACCTCATCTGTCAGGTTGCTGACAAAATTTGACTGTTGGTTGATCTCTTGTGAATTGATAGCCAAGGCTGTATCCCTGGCTTGCTCAGTCAAGGATAGTGCCTCATCCTTGCTTATGCCCCCAGAGGACAACAAGTCCTTGATGTCGGACACTGCCCCTTTCGCAAGCTCCACCGACCCGGATGCCCCTGCGGCAGTGATCGTGTCCTGGATGTCAGAGACTGTCAGCTTCTCCCCAGAGATTTCACGCAGGCTCTTGTTGAAAAAATCCTCTAACTCCGCCTGCTTCTCATACAGGCTGGCAAGCTTTTCCCTTGCGGATTGCAAGCGTGAGGACGCATTCTGCAGGTTATTCTCCAAGGAAAGTGTACGGCTCTTTTGCTCCGTAAGTTTCTTATTGGTGTCCTGCAACTTGCTGTCCAACTCCTTGCGTTGGGCATTTTCAAGGTCAGCTATACTCTCTTCCCTAAGCGTCTTTTCCTTCCCAACCACCTCAGATAAAGCCTTATATGCGTCCGCCAAATCCTTAGACCCGGCCAATGCCTGTCTTCCCACATCCCCGGATAGCGCTTTCAATAAGCCTTCTGGACCGACATCTTTGGTATCGAATAGGGCTTCCTTGTCCACCTGTTTGCGTAAGGCTACGGCCAACAACTCTTTTTCAGAAGCAAGTTGCTTCTTTTGTATTTCATAAATTTCCTGGATAAGCTTGACCTCATCTTCCGTAGAATGCACCTTGGTGTTGTGCAAGGTGGCTAGCCTGCCTTTCAGGTTTTTGACTTCAAGTTCCCCGACCAGGGACTGGCGTTGGGCTGCTTCCAGCTTCTGCTCCGTGGTTTCTTCCTCGACCGCAGAACTTGCCAACAAGTCTTTAGCCCGGACTAACCGCTCCTGGTGGGTTATGAGCTGTTTCTTTAAGTCCTCTAATCGGGCATCAGTAACATTTCCATCAGCTACCTCCTTCTGGGTGTACCGGATAAAATCTTGCAGGCTCTTCTGCTCCTGCTCCACTACTTTCTTCTGCCCTTCCTTAAGCTGAGCTGCATGTTCGTTAGCTTTTTTACGGTCTTCAAGGCTTTTAGCAAAGTCTTGTTCAAAGTTCTCTGCCGTGGGCAGTTTCCTGTTTATGGGCACTTCATTCTGGGATAGCGTCAACGCCTTTTGGAACTTTTCCAATCCTAGGTTAGCTTTATTTTTGGCCGCATCTGCCAATATTGAGGGGGAAAACAGCTTACCCTCCTTAGTGATACTTAGGATAGCCTCTACCAACTGGGTTTGCCCATCCTCTATAGCTGAGAAGGTTTCTGCTTGCAGCCTTGCATAGCTAGGCCCCTGGATGCCGAGTGGATCCACTTGGAAAGCCTTGAAAAATTGCTCTATCTCTTTTTTCTTGTCCTCCAGCTTGTCCCCTTTGAGTTCTTTCTGGGACGTTTTAACAAACTCGGTCAGGGATAATTTACTGCCCTTCAATTCAAGCAACTTGTTAGCTTGCTCAATGTCCTGGGTACGTGTGTAAATAAGGCTGCGTTCTTTATCGGTCAGCTTACCGAACGCATCAAGCAGCAGCTTTTCCTGCTCAGAAAGGCTACCTGCCTGCTGGTTTGAGAATGCTTTCTTGAGGTCTCCTAGCAATACTTTCCGGACCCCTTCCGCCTCCTGCACAGCCGTATTGTACTTCTGCAAATCGGAAGCCAATTGGTTCCTGTCTACAGCCCCCTTAGCCAGCCCTGCTGACTTTTCCAACTCTATGGCGACGTCTTCCAACGCTTGGCTACCGACAGCCACAACCTCATCAGAAGCTACCTTGAACAGCTCAGTAATCTTGTCCTTATTGGCATCGTTCAAATACACATCCAAGGCAGAATTGGCTTTGGAAATTGTGTCTTTAAAAGATTGGACTTGTTTGGCTTCCTCTTCTGCGGAGGCCTTCAAGGCGTCGAACGCTTCCTGCGCCTTTTGGTTCTCTATGCCAAGGGCTGCCAACGCCTTGGCCTTTTCCTCCTCGATGCGCTGCTTGTTGCCGAAAATATCCGTCTTGTCTATGACGTAGTTAATGCCTTCATAAAGACCATAAATAGCCAAAGACCAAGGGGCCAATCGGGTAACTATAAGGGTGCTGGCTACTTTTATGCCCTCCCATAACTTAGTGGCCGAAGTGGCGTAACCAAGGATAATACCGGCCACCGCCTTGGCCTTGGAGGTGATGCCACCGATCTTATCTTTTGCCAGCTGGGACAGGGTGGCCAAGGTGCTGACAGTTTCCTCCGCCAAAATCACTCCATCAGGACCTACAGCCGAGGCAACCTTGCCCGCCCCCTTGGCTTTGGCTACCGCTTTAGCCTTGCCTACCAGTATGGAAATCCCCGCTTGGGCAAGCAGGGCGGTGGTGATGACCTCTACAGCCGTGGCAAAGTTCTTTACCGTTTTATTGGTGGCCCCAAATACAGTGGACACCTCCTGGGCAATACCCACCAGCAGCCCATACACTAAAGCCTTGCCAATAGTGAATTGTTTAAGCAGCAGGGTGAGGGTAGTGGCTATGCCACTCTGGGTGGCCCCGCCTACACCGGTGTCCCCTGTCCCTGCCCTCAACTCATTAAGGGAGTGCTTGAATTGGTCAAGGAGGGCCGTGGCGTTCTTGACCACCTTAGTGATCTGCCGGAGCGTACCCTCAAAGGCGCTGAACAAGGTGTTCGTCAGGGTTTCGGTCAAGTTCTGGAAGGAGGCCTGCAAGGACTCCATCTGTATCTTGGTACCCTCCGCCGCTGTGCCTGTCTCCTTGATAGCCACTGTATTGGCAATATAAGCATCCTTGTTGGCAAGCAGGGTCTTGACCACGTTCTCCGCCCGGATGTCCAAGACTCGGGTAAATTGGTTTTCACCAACACCCCCTACGCCGATCTTCTCCAACTCATTAAGGACTGCCAACAAGGGGTCCTTGGCATTGGCAAAGCCAGCAAACATGGCCCTGATCGTGTCTTGCGATAGGTTTTGCCCTATTGAAGCGTACTGTTTTTGCAAGCCTTCAACCGTCTTCTTGTCCGGCTTGAATAGCTCCAACAAGCCTTGGCGTAAGCCTGTACCTATAGTGGACGCCTTGATGCCTGCATTACGCAGAGTGGCTGCGGCAGCCGTGACGCTATCCACCGACAGGTTAAAAGACTCCGATGTCTCCAGGAGGAAGTTGGATATGGTGCGTAAGTCACTGACGCTAAGCTTGGAAATATTGACTGCATTGCGTAGCTTGTCTGCCAGCTCGCCTGGGTCGGCGTCCTTGAACACTTCTAGGAAAGTGGTCAAGATGTCGGAAGTTTCCGACATGGATGAGCCAGTGGACGATGCCAAGTCAGCGGTCGCCCTCAGGACGGTGTTGAAATCCTTGATCTGTACGCCAGCCTGCACCAAGGTCTGGCCGGCCTGTGCAACGTCCAGCACACTGAAAGCCGTGGTCTGGGCAACATCTTGCACAGATGCGGTGATGCCTATCATTTCCTGGTTGGTTGCCCCAGCAACCGCCTTGATGGAAATCAGTGCGGCTTGCAGGTCTATGATAGAGGCGATCGCTGTCCTGATGGAATCAGCCACCTTGTACATGATGGTGTAGAGGACAGCGTAGCGGAAAAACAACTGCAGCGACCTGCCGCTCTGGACAAAGATGTTATCCAGGTTGGACATTTCACTGGTGAGTGTGGATATGACCGCTTTCTGTTCCTTAAGCAACCGGTTGGTGCCTGCTGTGCTGACACCCATCTTCTTTTGCTGGCTCTCCAAGGCAATCAATGCCTGGATGTACCTTTCCTCCGCACGCAATAGCTGTTGCTTAGTGCTTAACTGTTCCTTGAAGGATGAGTTGTATTGCCTCGCAGTGTCTGCCAACTGTCGTGCATTCTCGACCGCATGTTGGGCCTTGGAAACATCTTCCTCCCTGCCCTTCAAGATGACATCCGGTTGCCTTAAGGCTGCCTGTGCTTCTGCCTTGCGCTTGATACGGTCAGCGTCTGCCTTGGCCTTACGGTTTTCTGCCTCGTCTGCCTGCCTGTCGGCAGCAGCAGCCCTCTTTTTGGCCGCATCCTCTTGCTTGCGGGCTTCCTCCACCAGTTTTAAAGTTTGTTTCCTGGCCTCTTCCCCAGATTTGCCGGCCTTTTGGATAAGTTCAGCTTCTAGTTTCTCGGCCTCCTTCCTCCTACGTTCAGCTTCCTTGGCAGGGCCTTCCACATCTTCCTTCCTAGCCCTGCGTAAGTTGGCCAGTCTTTCGTTCTCCGCCCTTACCAGCTCTTGGTTCCTGAGAATTTGGCGGTCTAGCTGCTTTATCAGCAGGTCACCATCAGCGATCTGGGTCTTGAAAGTGTCTGTCTTGGCAGTACCGTCTACCTGCTTACGTAGGTCCAACAGTTCCTGGACAGCCGCTCTCTGCTTTTGCAGGGCTTCCACAGCTTGCTTGGTGCCCTCGTCCCTCTGCCCTGCACGGAAAGTCGTTTCATTGACTTTTAGCTGGGCCTTATTGAGCGCGCCTACTTGTTGGGTGAGGAGTTGATACGCCTCTGGTGTACCCTTTAAGGAATCCTTTAAGTTTTGTGAAAGCTTGAACAGCTCAGGGCTGACCCTTTTCAGCTCCTGCCCGAGCTTTGCCAGCTTCTCCTGTACTTGGTCTTCCGAGATTGCCATTTCCTTGCCGGACTGCTGGGCAAGGCGCAACTGGGCTATCTGGTTTATCAGTGCGGATGTGTAAGTGTTAAGCGCCTTGATCCTACCGGAATCCCCAACGCTGGCAGCCCCCTCACCCCTGGTAAACTCGAAGGCTTCCCGAGCAACGGCAGTACGGTTGTCCAACCCGGACAAGGCCAGCTCAGAGGCTTTTATTTGGTCTAAAGTGGCTTTCTTCCTTACATTGACAACATCCCCCACTTGCTTGAGGGTCTGCGCCACCTTGCCGACTTTAGACTTGGCTATTGCATCTTCCCCCGCCGCAAGCACTTCCTGTACGGCCTTCTTGTACTCCGCCGCCTCTGCAGTCAGTTGGGTAGTAGCTTGCCTTAAAGTCTTGCCTTCTAAATCAAGGAAAGCCTTTAGTGGACTTTTGCCCCTAGGCCCTAGCCCAGAGGCATTGCCGGTCTCCTTGGCTACTAGGGTCAGCAGTTCCCTCAGCTTGGCCCCAACAATCTTGCCGTCCTTATCAAGGACATCGGTAGTTTCCTTAAGCTTCTTCTTGACCGCCAAGGCAAGGTTGTTTTTCGTCCCTGTTTCCAGGGAGGTGCCCAAGGTTTTAAGCAGGGCATTGACTTCTTTATCAATGATCCCCTTGGCTTTGGCTATTTGTTGGGCAAAGCCTTTTTGGTCAAATTGGTAGTCTAAGGGTAGCTTAGTGGAGGACTGTACCTTTTTAAGTAGGCCTTTTAGCTGCTTGTCTATCTCGGCAGCGAGCGCCTTGGCTTCTACCTTTCCAGGTTCGAGGTCTAAATCAATCCCAAGCTTGAGGGATGCGGGGGCTTTGTTTGATGATGCCATTTGGGATTCCAAGTAGCTAGGTTACTCAAGTCCCCACAAGCCCCGTAACCAAAGGCTTGTGGGTTCAACTCCAGTCTTCCTTATTGGTCTGCGCCGCCGATACGGGCACCCATAGGGTACAGTTCGATCAGGCTTGCTACGTTGTTTAGAGACCCACCGACACCTACGTCAGTATTGGACGGTGCAAGGATCTTGTAGTCCATCGCAAGGCTTGCGTAATCCGTAGCGGAAGTGCCTTGTTCCATAGAGCCTGTGTTTGCTGCCTTCCAGATCAACCAAACAAGAGGGCGGCCAGAGACACTTTTTTGTTGGATAACCGAAGCCGTGAAGTAGTTGGTCTTGGTCACGTTACCGGCTGCCACGCCATGCGCCTTGAATACGTGGTACTCACGGGTGGAATCGGCCAGGGCTGGATAGGCTACCAGCGTCCCCATGCCTGTTTTCAGGGTAATGGCATTGACTGCAATAGAAGCAATCTGGCTGACTGTAACATCCTCCGGCTTACCCTCTGGGTAGATTACAATAACGTCATCAACCGCAAGGCCAGCAGCACTGATTACATCGAAAGTCACTGCGTTGGCCGCCACATCCGCCGTATCTACCAAGGTGGTCTTCACGTCCGTGATTACGTCTGTGCTGACCGCATTGCCCAGCATGATGTCAATATTCCTGCGGGAAAACTCCCGCGCTGTAGCCTTGAGCGTGCCGGTCTGCTCCGTAATCTGCGTGTCCACAATTTGCTGTGGAAACATACCTTTCAAGTCAACAGAGGTATTTGCAAAACCTATGGTGACATTATCCACAAGGCCGACAGAGCGACCTTGTGCCAGCCTAGCTGCCTCTGTCATAGGCCCTACACGTAGTTCTGCGGTACCAATAGAAAATTCGTTTGTTTGTGGTGAACCTAATCGAGCCATGTCAGTCTCCTGCCGGGTGAAAAAATAAGACGAAAGAATCTTAGCACAGTTGCGATAAGCCGTTAAATCTTTTAGTGGTTTTTACCCCTAAACCCATGCTAAATTACCCAAATGCACTCTATTTTTTTACCCCGCACAGACTTAAGGTTCAAGGTACCCTTGCTGGCCTTGGAATACTACGCCTTGAATATCACCCCTGATACGCCCCAAGAAGACAAGGCTTGGCATCTTGATTATATCCTACGGGTGCTGTGCTTGATCCGGCCTTGGGTCACCAAGGATGCAGAGTACCTGATCCAGAGGATTAAGGAAGCCAATGAAAGGCCCACCTCCCAAGCTACCCCTGCAACGGACAGGTTGACGTTTAGCTCCCGGTTCAATAAATGGATGCAAGAGCTGCCCACTGACGCCTTGCTGGCCGAAATGACCGGCTATGATACCCAGCGTATGCGGCAACTTTACTGCGTGGAGGATTACGTGACTACGCAAAAGCTAATCAAGCATTATGTCGAAGGTTTGCACCAAAAGAACCTGATGGCTTACGAGTGCGCCTTGTACGGGGCAGGGAACAGTTATAAAGGGGACCAACCCAAGGACCCCAACACCAAGGTTTGGGATGCCAACACCAAGGAGGGCATGGCGGCTATGGGGCAATTCGGCTTCGGGGCAATCAAGGACCCTTTGGCATTTGGGATCAAGTTGGATATTTAAAGGCAGGCCTGACATGGACCCTACGATTTTCGACATCGACACATGGAGCAAGGCCGGTATTGTGGGCTTGTGCCTGATGGGGGCTTTTACCTGGGTTTTTACGGTCACGCGGGCATTCTTACGCTGGGGGGACCTGGCTGCCCGCATCTGCCAGTCGCAGTACCTGCCAAAGGTGCTGCACGAAAACTGTAAACGGCGCCGGGCCAAAAAACCAGAGCTGCCTTGACTGCAATAGGCATAGGGCATAAGATCACCAAGTCTAGTAATGACTTTCAACTTAAATTTTACTTTAGGAAACAAAGATGGATATAGGTGAAGCTTTTAATGCTGTGCTTTCAGGTGAATACGACTACGCTACCAACCCAAGTTTCGCAGGGTTCAAGTACCGAAAAATAGACCTTTCTGCAGTCCCGCCAATCCCAGGGTTCACTATCGAATCCTACTGCCTGGGCCGGGTGACCCCACAAAACAAGATTCACATGAACTTTAGCCCTGACCACAAAGAGATTATCAGCCCTCTGTGGGAAGTGCATAACGACCCTGCATAATTGACCAGCAAACCCAAGCTGCATTGGGGGTCGGCCTCCAATGAAGGCCAAGTCAAAGCCCTGTGTGGGCAGGTCGGCAAACTTATCCAGTATGCGGACACCCTAAGGGCCTTGACTTGCCATGCGTGTTGGAAGAAGCTGAAAAAGGCTAAGCAGGTTTAGGGATGCCTTACCTAATAGCCGCCCTCCTTGCCTTTTCTTTCGCCGCTGGCTTCGGTACGGCTTACCGGTTCTACTCCACGAAGGCAGAGCTGCTCCAGCTCTCAATAGATACAGGCAACACGCTTGCGGGCCAGGAACTTAAATCCCTCCAGGTAGCCTTAAGGTCAAGCCAGGAAAAGGCGCTGGCCTTAAACACCCAGCTGGAGGATGCCCATGAGAGCGATATTCAGACTATCAATTATTACGCTGGCCAGCTTGCTGCTGTCCAGTTGCCAAAGCCAGCCGGTCATCAAGGTTGTGCAGACGCCTTGCCAAAAACCAAGCATCCCCCTGTCATTGCAGAAGATGCAACCCACCGAACCGACGTTCCAGAAAAACTTGCTGGATTTCTACAGGCAGAAACTTACCGGGCAGACCAAGCCGCCCTAGACAAAAACATGCTGCTAAAGTTTGTGTTGGCTAATTGCGGGGTTTCAAACTAGCCGGTATTTCTTTATGCCCCGGCCCCACTTGTCCTCCACCCTGTTCACTAGGATTTGGCGTAGTAGGCGGCCACGGGTGGTCATAAGCCGGGTAATGAAAGGTCTCGACCGGCTGTCGTTACCCAGCTCGTTGTAAGCCAAAATCTCCATACCGTGCGTCTTTGTGCTGGCATCCCCCACCAACCCTGACCTGTCCAGTAGGGAAGGCCCCCCTTCTCCCCCCGTGATGTATGCTGCCCTAAAGATAAGATCCAGGGCTTCTGATTGCCTAATGGGTGGGAAAGTGAACTCTGCTTGATACCTGTAGACCCTGCCCCGATATTTGTATCCCCTTGATAATACATGGAAAACTACCTTGGTGCGGGTGGTGGAGGATTTCCTGGCGCCTGCAAACTGCCTGTAAGCCTTGTACATATTGCCCGTGAACTTCCAGAACAGTTCTTCCGTACCGGGTCTCTGCTTGAATTTCTGCAAGTAATACTTGCGGGTGAAAGGATGGAAGCTGACGGCCACATTCTCCCCTTGGGCATCTATAGAATCTTGTAGCCGTAGGCCTTGGCGTAAGACATTACCTACAAGGCCAAAAGTCTCCTTATAGTGTTGCTTCGCCACTAAACCTGCTTCTGGCAAGGTAACCTCCAACAGCTTGTCCACAGCGCCTTCTAGGGCAGTGTCAAAAGACCGGTTAAGGACTTGCCTTTGGTCGGGGGTGGAGGCAAAGTCAATAAGCACCCTGGCCTTCACCTGCTCGGAAACGAGGTGGGAGAAGTTGGCGGATTTAATTTTTACGCTAGGCATTCAGGTAAGGACTAATCCAGTACAAAATCATCGTCACCCCCACCCCTTCGATGCGCACTCCCTCCCGCTACCTTTGGACAGGCTGAGACTCTATGCTTCTTACTCCCACAGTAAGCACACCACATGGTGTTTCTGTTGCCCTGCCCTGCCCAGGTCTTGGGGCAATTCACCTGGGTGTGCTGCCTAGACCCGCAGTTACTGCACCACATCAGATCAACAACCTCTGTGCCATGAAAGGCACGGCGATCATCCTGAACCCTGACAACGTATCATATGTTTGCTGCACAAGCCCCACTTGCCCAGGGACAAGTATACCCACCAAAGGCCCTTGTGTGGCTTCAAACTCTTCGTGTATCAGGATACGCCCTCCCTGGGGGAACATTTCAGACACTGCACCTGCCAGGGCCAGGATCTTGTAGTTGGAAGGGTCATCCGATGTCCTGGCACCGATATGGAAGACCCCGGAATACAAAGGGTCCTTGGGGGTTTCCTCCAAAGTGCCATACTCCAGCACAAGGGCAGGGGTGCTCTCCGACAAGGCTTGTGCCGTGCGCGTTGTGTCGTCCAGGTCTATGTAATCTATAGCCAGTGATGAAGCCAGGTCGAAAGCCACCTTGTCCAGGGTGGACTTGAAGGCCAAGGAAAAGGTTGACAGGCCGCTCATTCCTTCTTCCTCCACCTAAGTTCTCCCAAAGTGGAAGCGGGAGAGCACGCAGCCGTCTGCCCACAATAATCACATACCCTGTAATCCTTACAAGCGAAGGTCAAGGGGGGATTTTCTGCATACCTGACCGTACATAGCAGGCAAACCCAAGCGGGGGCTGAATCCAGCTCAGGGACTACAGGTGGAGGTAGTTCGTTGTTTAAAGTGTCCATGAGTTACCTCTGCACTAAGGTTACGTGGTAAAGGGAGAGTTCGGGGTAGACTTCCTTGATGTCATATTCGTAAGCCCTGCCCTCAGGGCTTGTCCAGCGTAAAATGTGCTCAGGCCTTATCGCGGAGTAAGTTGGGATATACCCGTTCAGCTTGCTTTGGGTAACGTCCCTGGTGTATGTCCCGGCGACGCCAGCATACCTGTCGGTTGCGAAGGGGAACAACCCTAGGGAAGCTTCCACTTTCTCCCCAGAGACCCCTGAGGCCTTGATTTGGGGCACCAGGTTGAATAATTCTGCATAACCCACCTCAACACTCAGCAAGGTGTACTCATAAGCGTAACCCTTATCCGCTTCAATGTTAGGCTGCATACCATAAATCAAGTACTGCTCGGGGCTGGAGGTGAACCGGATAACTTGTGCCCCTGTGGGCAGCAAGGAAGGCGACAATAAGAACCTGCGGGCGAAGAAGCTTTCCGTCCTGCCTATCCAACGTCCGCTCGTAGGCAACTGTACCCTAAAGCCTAGGGGCACCCAAAGCTGCGTGGTGCTGTCAAACACCTCTGCCGTGTTGCGGCTCAGCTTGCCAAAGGCCTGTTGGAACCACACTCAGCCACCCCCGGCAACACCTGTCACAGGGTCGTATTCTGGTTCAGCCTTGCTCACCAAGGTGAACATGCCTGTGGGGTAGATTGCCCCTACTGCAGGGTTAAGTTCCTTTTCCAAGGCACCTATCCGGCGTTTCAGGTTTTCTACAAGGGCTAGGAAATCTATGTCAAACCTCTCCATAGTGTCTTGGTTTGCCGCATACTTCTTGGCTACGGCCAACTGTCCTGTCCCAATGAACATCAAGGCCCCGTAAAGCTGCGCCCAGACCGTCAACCTGAGTTCGCCTTCCTCCGTGTCGAAGACCGCCTCATGGTTTGGGAGGATAGACATGAGACGCAACAGCATGAGCTTGTCCAGGCCGGCATTGACCAGCATTGACTCCTCAACGTCATACCCGTCTACCCCGAGGCAACCCCGGATGGCATCCGTCGTAGTGTACAATATTTTTGTAGCCACAAAACCCCCTTAGGCGCGTGCCTTATTGTAGCCTTCTATCGACCCGCAAGCCAGCCGGTAGAGGATGCCTATGTCGGACGCCGTGGTCCCTGAGTTAGAACAGACTATGCCATTGCCGAAGTTGTTGGCGGCGGCATTGGGGATATTGGTGGTTATTGTCTGGTCGTAAACAGCGGTGGTGCTCGTACCTGCGTAAATCCTAAAACGTACAGAAGTACCTGCGGCATTGGCTTCCACGTCAAAGGTGTAGGCGGTGTCCAAGGACGCTGAGTAAGTGGTGCCGTGCGTCGTCCCCGTACTGGCTTTTGCAGTCTTGGCACTGATGACGCCGCTGCCGTCGCATTCAAACCATGCCCCGTTGGCCACCGCCGTCGTATTGGCTATGGCGTCGGAAAACCCTATCCTGACAGTGTTGTTAGTGAACGCGGTACGCCATAGGAATTGACACTGGAACTTTCGGCTGATAACCCCAAAGTAGTCCGCCCCTGCTATGGACATATACCGGTAACCGCCGTCCGCTATAGTGGAGCTACGGATCAGCACACCCCCTGAGTTGTACCCAAACTGTGCCGCCGAGGGTAACCCGGTATTGTTGTTACCCGAGCTGAGCGCAGCCCCCAACCAAAATTGCCCATTGGCATTGGTTGTATAAATCCTGGACTCCATCCAAAAGTCCCATAACCCCAGGACGGATGGCACTGCATAATCCGTACCTGCAGTAGCGATGCTAGCAACCCCGCTACCATCCACCTTGACCAACCCAGTGGTACCTGTAAAGTCAGACGCAACCTTGTTGGCCCCTGCACTCACTTTGAGCTTGCCAGATGCTGCACTGTTGCTTGCTTGGGTTACCATGTCGGCAACTGTTGCGCTGACCCCGGAAGGTGTGGCATAGTCCGTATCTGCGACTGCAGCCCCGATCTTGCTGTCAGCGCCTACCTTAAGGATATGGCTAGTGCCCGCGTAGGTTTTCAGGAGGTGGCTGGGGCCTGCGCTAAGCTTGATAAGGTCTGCTGTCGCTGGGGTGCCAAACTCATAAGCTATGAACTCACTCTCAAGCCTGGTAGGTGGCCTATTGACGCACAAGGCCACCCAATTGACCCTGACTACGCTGTCCAGGCTGTTGGCGTCCCCCAGCAAGGTTATTTGCAGCGCCGTCAAGCTGCCTGCTATCCAGTCGCTAGGCACAGTGGAAGCCCGCATGTCAAAGTCCAATACCCACTCGTCCCCTACCTTCAAGAAATCTGGGGTGACCACACTTTTCTGGAAGCTGCCTGAAAAACCATGCGCACCTGACCCGCCCGCGCTGGTGGAATACTGGCAAATCACATTTTCTGACAACGCCCTGGTGCTGGCCCCCAGGCTAACCACCGTGATGCTCAGTTTGACGCGGGAGTACGTTACCCCGGAAGGCCCTATGTTAAAGCTAGGGGTTATGAGCCTCGTCTGCCCGCTCACCCCATCGTTGGCCACCTGTATCCCGGTCTCAAAGACGGAATCAAAGGTCACCTCGTTGCCTATAGGGCCTGATGTGAACCCTTCCTCGTCAGAACGGAAGGTCCATATAAGGAGGTAGTCTGTGCCTACGCTATCCTGTTGCCCTTTGACAATACCCAAATCCACAACATTGCTACTGGAATCCTTTTGGCACAAATGCCCAGTAATCGCATCCACGAACAGCCTGACCTTGCCGGACGGGGCTGCAGCAATGTCCGCAGCCGCAGCTACGGGGAGGTCTATCTTGCCTTCTTCAAACAGCATGGCTTAGCCTATAACGGTTGCAATCCTGGAGTCTGTCGTAGGGGCGACAAGGTAAGGCCCCACGGTGACCGTGTTGACCGTTGCCGCCACTATCCTGGGATACACCACCTCATCGGTCGAGGCGTCCCTGACCGTCACGGACACAGCCTTGGTGCCCAGGTTATGGGTCAAGGTGTAAGTGGTCGTCGTGCCGTCCCCGAAAGTAAAGGTCTTGGACTGGGTGAAGCCGACCAGGGCGGAAGGCACCACTGCCTTGGTGGTGTTGCTCTTGGCAAGGGCTTCGGCATTGGTTGCCAAGGCTACAAGGCCCAATACGGACTCCGTGGCCTGGTCAACATTCGTTTGCACCACTGTCCAGTTAGCCCCTACAGCAGCCTGTGTTCCGGCAGCAGAGGTGACAAAACAGAAAATCTCATCCCCCACCTGGACAGGAAGGCCGGAAGCTCCCCCGATCAAACCTGCCACGGTGATCCTGTAATACTCCCCGGCATTGGCTGCAGGGTAGTTCGGGTTGGTGGAGGCGTCAATGCCACCCATTGGCTTTGCCAGCCCAGTGATCGCAGACGCAATTGCCTGGGACACCGCTAAGGCAGAAGGTAATTGCGTACCTGTAGCCCCCGACAAGGTGGAGGAGGTGTTGAGTACCCCTGACGCCAGGTCAGCAGTTTCCAGGTTACTGATGCTGTTACCTGTGCCGTTGGCATCAAAGGTCTTGTTTGTGAAGGTGTTGGTTGAACCCGCCGTGACGTAATCAGTGCCCGCCGAGGCGGTGGACGCCACCCCGGATGCCGTCTTTATCAGCCCGTCTGAGCCAGCATAGTCCGTGATCGACTTGTCTGCACCTGCAGATACCTTAAGCTTCCCAGAAGCAGAGGAGTTGGATGCCTGTGTGACATCCCCCGTCCCTGCACCTGCCCCTGCCTCGTCCCAGGTAGTCCCGTTGTACGTACGCATCCTATTGGATACCGTATTAAAATAAGTACGGCCTACGAACAGGTTGGTAACAGGGTCAGCCGCGAGCTTTTCAAACCCCCACCCCCTAATCTCATAGCCCCCGTCAGCGGCCTTTAAATGGTCTTCAATTATCATGATAAGCTCCTAACTTAAAATTAATGTGCCGCTGAACAAATTGGTAAAGCTGACTGTGACGTTGTTCAGGTCAACGTAGTTGATTGTGCCGCCAAACCACTCGGTACCCCCATTATCCAGCACCCTGATGGCAGGTTTCTTTTGCATGTTGTGGGTGCAGGAAATGTTGGTGGAGTCGTTAAAGTCGAAGGTGAAGGACAGGTTGGGCTTGCCCAGTATGGTGTTCCAGTCCCCGGTACCCGGCCCTGGCGGGCCTTGGCTGCCCGTGGTGACAATAGACACCTGCGTGCTGGGGGCATTGACCACCTGCTTTTGGGTTTGAAGGACAACAGCGACTTGTTCACTCATACGGCAGTGGTGACCTCATCACAAAAAGTAGCAACGCCTGAGATCAAGGGGTCCACAATACCTGCAGCCGTGACCAGTTCAAGGTCATAGACACCGGTATCCTGGGTTATGGCTGACAGCGTGTCAGCATCCACTGACAAGACCACCTTCTTGTTGGTGGTATCCAAGGTGACCCTGCCATTGGCAGTGGTGAGCAGCAATATTTCGGTGCCCCCCACGGCAGTCTTGACCTGCATACGGGCGGAGGTGTAAGCCGACAAGTCCACGGGAGAGAGGTACACCAAGTACCCCGTGGATGCCGTGTGTGCAGGGTCCTCGAGGGTTATCTTGGCATTGAACTCTATAGTGTCGGCATCTATTACGGTCGCCTCCCTAAAGTCCTTGTTCTTTGGGGGAATGTTCAGGCTGTTCAAGCTGGTCAGCCCCTGGGCGCTGAGCACGGCAACCCTCCATTTATCTGGTAGGCCATGCGCAGGGCATACAATCCTGGCAGGGGCGGAGTTCTGTATAGTGGTTATGGGCTTGTAGATGTAAGGCATAGCCTCATACCTTAGCTCCCTGTAGAAGGAAGCCCCCCGGCAAAATTCAAGGTCAAGCTGGCCTGCACAACAGCTCACGGCTTACTCCTGGGTAGGTGGCACCACTACCCTCAAGACGCCTGCACGCACCTGCCTCTTCAACCAAGAGTTCTTTGGGTCATCAAGGTCGGCCACTTCAAGGTAGTTACGGTCGGTTATCAGGATGCCTGAAACGTGGTCCCGCAAGGGGTACGGGCCTGTGCATTGCAAGTGGACGGGGCCTTTCAGTACCTCGGTTTCTTGCTTGGTTGCGGCTTCCTCGATGGTGCTTTTTTGGGTGCTTTCATTGTCAGGCTCCGTAGGAGGTAACTTCTCAGGTTCATTTGTGTGTATTTTTGGGTTTGCCATTGGGGGTTAGCTCCTTTGTGTTAACTTTTTGAATTACAGGGTGTATAGTACAAACACCTGGATAGCTTTGCAAGGCGATAAGCGGTTCGTCACCGTTTCCAGGAATCCTCGACTAAACCTATAACGTAAGGTGTCTATATGAGTAAAAAACCAACAGGTGCCCCGCGCCGCATACAGCTTAACAAAGGTGACCGGTTTGGTAAATTGGTTGTCATCAAGGAAGCTGAAAAATATTCCCTGCCTTGTGGCACTTCCCAAAGAAGGTTCCTTTGCAAGTGTGACTGCGGGAATAAGTCCGAGGTGTTCCTGAGTTTGTTGAGGAGTGGGACTACCCAGTCTTGTGGGTGTGCGGGCAAGCATGGGCATAGCAGGACGCCGGAGTATGACGCCTGGGACGCAATGGTACAAAGGTGTACAAACCCTAAGAACCCATCTTATCCAAGGTACGGTGGCAGAGGTATTACTATAGACCCCCTGTTTTTGGATTTCCCTGCTTTCCTTCTTCATATTGGAAAAAGACCCTCGAAACTGTACAGTTTAGACAGGGAAGATAACGAAAAAGGTTACATCCCCGGCAACATTAGGTGGGTTCTTAGAAGGACCCAAAATTTAAACCGCTGCAACACTAAGCTCTATGAATACCAGGGACTATCCTTGGCCCTGTGCGAATGGGCTGAGCGCACCGGCATTCAAGAGAAAAGCTTATGGAGTAGGTTAAACGTCCTGGGGTGGTCTATAGAAAAAGCCTTGACCACTCCCGTCAACAGTGCTAAATTAAATATACCAGCCCCATAAGCTTACTTAGTACGCTTAGCCTTAAGCCCCTATAACCAAACCAGTAAAGGCTTCTGGGTAAAGCTTAAAAATGGCGGTCCCGTAATCAAAACGAAGGCCCTGCCCCCTTCTCATCACGAAAGTCTCAACCGCACTGTAGCTCGCACTGATGTTTGTCACTTGCCTTAAGGCATACCGACGGTCAAAGCCCACTACCCGGTCTGCACCCACAACAGCCGTAGGCACCAACAACAGCTTAGGCAAGGGCATCCCCATGTTCTCGATAGAGTAATCCGCAGGGAACCGGTTAGCCTGTGAGCTAGTGTCGGTAAGCACGGTGGGTTTACCTGACCTGGCCTCGATAGCCAAGGCTGAGTCGATGTCCGTAACTACGTCAGTGACGGACATTGTTTGGTATTTTTCACGCAGCCATTTTACCCAAGCCAGTTGGGTGATAGGGTTGGCAGCATTGATGGTTGCCACCGTGTCGTAGGTGGAGGCATTCGCAAAAGTCACTGCAGCACTGCCAGTGTCCACGTCACCATTGATGATGCCAGCCATGTCAGATTCAATACGGCGGATACGCTCACCACGGGCCTGCGAAGCCAACATCACAGCCACAAGGTCAATTGAAGTAGCTTTCAGTGCCTCATCCGCCACCATCAAGCCAATGCTCTTGGTAGGGATAGTGTAAGAACGCTGGCTCAGGGTAATGCTCACCATGACCGCAGGCTCTGCCAATTGTCCAATAGGTTGGGCTGCAGAAGCTTCTGGCCCGGTCACGTTAATCAAAGGCTGGTCAGCGCGTGGGCCAATAATGTTGTCCTTGACGGCAATCGCGTTTTCCCAGGGGATGAGATAATCATCCTTATCCTCCATAAGCACCGCATTAATCATCTGCATCATGATTTCCTGGAACAGGATGCGGCCTGAAATATTGTCTGCCCCAACACCTTGCGGACGCACCAGCGCCCCTGCCGACAAGTCGGTTACGCCGTGCATGATTTCCGCCATCGTGGTTGCACGGATACCCCTTGCAGGGTCAGGACGTACGCGGATACCCGCACAAGCGGCAAACTGCTCTAAAGGGGTGCCGTCTGGGTAAACTACCCGGTCCCCCTCCAAGACCTGCTTGACAGGGTACTTTTGTGCATAATACTGGGCCAACGACAGCTTGCTCTCTGACGCTGCCCTGTAGTCCGAGACATCCAAGGTAACTTCTGCCCTGTTGTCGTTCCTGTCGATAAAGCTTACTACGTCTTGTGCTGACATTACGGTCTCCGATAAATTAATTGAATTGTATAACCGTAACGGTTAAACCCTTTCCATTAGGATAGTGTCACCCACCGCACCGGTACCGGTAACGATGCTGAGAACCTCCCAGACGAACTTTGCAGGCGAGCCTTTCTTGACAATAGGCAGGGCGTCTGCAGTGCCGAGGGCTGATTGTGCCCCAGCAACCAAGCCGTCACCCACCACCACTGCAAGAGTGCCCCCTACTTTAGCCAGTTTGCGCTTATTTTTCTGGACGGAGCCAAAACTAAAGCCTTGGTTAACAGTGGCAGTTTCCATTGCGATGACGAAGCCCTCAATTTCATCGCCATCCGCAGCAAGCACGTAATTGTTGGCAGTGCCCTTCTTTACCAGCTTGCCCTTGTCGGCATCGACGAACTTGCCTGAGGAGTTTGCACCCAAGGCAGCACTTACAATGTCCGCCATAGGTGAATTTACTAATTCGGTGAATGCAAAAGTGGTCATATCAAATACCTTCTAATCAGTGTTAAGGGGAAATTTCTAAAGGCTTAATGCCGGCCAATACGGGACAGTGGCAGTAAAACTGCACGCTCCAACTCTGCCGCCGCTTTATCAGTTTGGGCATCAGCCTCTTCATCCCCTCCCGTGGCGGCGTGCTGCCCACCTTTACCAAACTTCTTGGCCAACAAGGCCTTGGCATCAGTATGCTGCTTGACCAGCAGGGAAGGTGAAAGGGCCAGCAGTGCATCCCCTGAGGGGGCTTGCCCTCCTGCGGCCACAAACGACCACTGGATTGCCTCGACCGCAATAGCCTTGAGGCCAGCCTCGCTGGCTTCTGCTAGGGACATTTGGGATTTTAAGGTTTCATGGGCCAACTTCAAGGTGGCCAATTCGGTGCTGGCTGCCACCAACTGGGCTGTCAACGTTGTAACGGAAGAGGCCAACACCCCTAGGTCTGCCTGGTCTGCCTGGGCTTTCACCTCGGAAGGTGCAGGGGTTTCGGGTTCAGCCGGTTCGTTTTCCACCGGGTCTGTTGCCGGTTCACCCTCCCCACCAGCCTGGAGTTGTGCAGAAGCTGCCGCCAATGCAGCAGCCGTTTCAGCGTTCAAATGTAGTTTAGCCATGTCCGAGGTCTCCGGTAAGTCATGTGAAGCAGCAAGTTTTAGTTGCTGTGTAAAGGGTGTCTGGGCTTGTCGCTGACTATTCTGCGACACTTTCTTTTGCAAATCAATAACTAGCTGGTCAAGAGTGATATTTTTATTGACAAGCTTCTTGGCTAGGGCAACATCCCCATACCAAACTTCCCCGGTAGCCAGTGTGGACTGGACATAAGCCAAGTCCAGGGGCATCGACGTGGCTATGTGCTGGTTGAACCTGGAGCCTGCCTGGGTGACTTCAACGTCCAGCATGTCCGACCCTAGGGAGGACAGTTTCTCGTAAGGGTTGCCTGCCCCCTTGCCTGGGTTGGATTTAAACACACGGCGCTTGACGCCATCCATCTTATCCATTTCAGTAATTTCGTAAACCATCTTGATAACCCCTATGCTGCCTAGCAAGGCGTGCTGCGAGGCATAGAAGTTGCCACTGGTGACGGCTGCCCAAACCCCTGCGGAGCAGCACAGTGTGTCCGTGTAACCATACACGGGCACGAGCTTGGCCACAGTGCCCTTCAAGAAGTCCGTGAAAGCCCCAATGCCCGTGACCATGCCACCAGATGTGTTGTAAACAATCACGATCACCTTGCACCCCGCGTTAAGGGCCGCAATGCAGGCATTCCTTATGTCTTCGTAGCCACACATGCCTCCCCAACGCATTTCCCACCAACCACAACAACCTTCGATCAAGCTCCCCTTGACGTAGACCATGCCTACGTCGCCCACCTTCTTTAGCAGGGGGTGCTCAATTTCCATGTCTTCCTGCTCCTCCTCCCACTCATCGGCCATCGCAAGGATGTCAGGGGAAGCGTGCAGCACCATCTTGTCCAGCTTGGCCAGGGAAGAAAGGTAGGTGTCGAACCCCTGGGCAGTGCCCGCCCAGGGGATGACATGGAGACCCCCACCTACTGTAGCCTTAGTTATGTCGCTCATCTGTCAATTGCTCCCGGTCTTCTTGCTAGGTAAGGACTTGCCCCCAGGCTGGCTGGTCGGGCTGCCCTGGCTTGTGCCTTCGTTTAGGTTACGGGCTTGCCCGTCCGAATTTAATTGCATGTCCGTGGGCACTGTCTGCTGCTGGGGGTTAAGGAACATGCTGCCCGACAGCACCGGGGCAGTTGGCGACCGTGCCCCCGCCCTGACCACATGGGCGAACTCGTCATCTGTATACAGGCCAAGGCTGAGCTTCTGCAGGTGCTGCTGGAACATGACGCTGTTGTGTGCAGACAACTCACTGGCAGGCCTTATGTTGATGTCGTCGAAGGCAAACTTACAGTAACTGTCTGTGCCCGCCTTTAGGCGCACGGCAAGGGTGACCGCCCTGGACAGCACGGTCTCGACCGGCACCTGGATGGACCGCACCATCTTCAAGTACACCAAGGCCTCCGTAGTGGCCAGGTTCTGTGAACCCGTGCCCAAGCCCAACACGGACGACATGGACTTCAAGGAGGACGCCATCATGGAACCCAGGATCTCCAGCAAGGAAGAGTAATCCGCCTTGTCCCCCTTCCCCGACAACACGTCAGCGTCCGCCGTATCATACATCACCAGGGCATCCTCAGGTTCCAGGCCGCGCAGCAAAGCCGTGACTTCTTCCCTGACTGAATTGAAATACTTGGCCATTTCAACAGGGTCTGACTGGACTTCCAGGCTTGCCGACTGCTTGACGCTTTCCTGCACCAGCTTCACGATCAGCCTGGAATGGCCTGACCTGCGCAACACGCGGGACAAGTCCTCCAGGAACTCCGTAAACACGAAGATCATCTGCAGGGCAGCTTCCAGTGGGCTTCTTGGGTGTATTGAAGAGGATTGCTGGTGGGTGGCGGCGTAGAAGAAGGTGGGGATGTCCAGGGAAATCGGCTTGGCTTCCCCTTGGGCCACCTGCTCTGGGAATATAGACCCATCCCCCCGAGGCTTCCAACGCAAGGAGGGCACTGGCACGGGTATCATTTTTTCCGGCAGGATAAAAGGGTTGAGCACCAACTCCAAGGCACAAGCCCCAGTCTGCATGACTTCCTTTAACAAGGATTCCAGCAAGCCTTTTGTTGACATCTTGTCCCCATAGCCCACCGAGTAGTCATAGAGCGTGTCGGCAGATGCCAGCACCTCCTTTGCCACCCTGGTGGCCACTGGGTCGAACTCTTCCGTGCCCGCCTTGTAGGCTGTGACAAGGTACCCGCTCATGGCTAGTTGTATATAAGAATGGACTGCCGCCGAGAAAATCCCGTTGAACCTGGTCAACGCCCGGATCGCGTCCACCGTGGACAACTGCCTAAACTGCTGGATAGACGTATTGAGCAGCGACTGTTCCAGGTCGGCAATGGCCGTGCCCGTGGACTTGGAGAACCCTGGGTCCGTCACCCTGGCCTTGCTGGCAACCACACTGCGGGGCACTATGACCGTGGCGCCCGCCTTGCCCTTAACCTTGGACTCTGCCATATAAACCCCCAAACCCTTGTAATGTGTGGAATATTAAACCCTTTTAGGATAAATTAGTAAACATTATCTATTGAGGGGGCGTAAAGACATGGCAGGATCAGCAAATTTCAAGCAGTGTTGGCTGAGGCTGAAGCTGGACGGGCCTATAGGAGGCAGGGACATTGTGGACTCTTCCATGTACAACCGGAAGATCCTGCCCTCCGGCACGGAGTTTTCCCTGATAGGCCACAGCACCTCACAGACCAAGTTCTTTTCCTCCAGCCTGTTCATGGACTCGCAGTACCTACAGTACGTTATGCCGGGCACACAGCCTTGGTGCTGCCCAGTCAACAGCTTCACCGTACAGTTTTGGGTGTACCCCACGAACGCAGGTGGGGCCACGGCCAAGGGGCTGTTGGCCTTTTCTTGCCGAGCGGGGAACTTCCAGGTCAAGGAGACCAGTTCCAACCGGCTGGGCATGGTGTATATCCGCAACGGGGTCACGGTCGGTTCCAACTCCACCACCACCGGTCTAACCAACAATGCCTGGAACCATATTGCCATCACCTGGGACGGGGCCACCGTCCGGCTCTACAAGGACGGCACTTCCATTGCCAGCGTGGCGGCCACTGCAGCGACCTCCAATTTCAGCATCTGCGACCAGCCCGACGGCAACCACATACTAGGTTATGATGGCGTCAGCACCAGCCCCACTGCAGGCTATTACTCCGACATCGAAGTATACAATGACCTGGCCCTGTACAGCGGTACTTCCTTCACCGTGCCGACGGCAGCCTCAGTGGACTACTACCGGGTCATCAACGGGACAATCTCCGAGGCGGAAGCCATCGTAAAGTGGAGGATATGTGCGCATGACTGGCATACGGGGCAGTTGGTCGGGGCCACCTACTCCACCGGGACCACCTACAAGGTAAAAGTTGCCACCGACCAGTTGTGCTATGTGGTCATGGCCCCGGCAAACCACCTCATTGAGTCCGACTCCGCCAACCAGATGTCTGTAGGGGACCTCCTGATGCCTAAAGCAGCCCCCACGAACCCACACCTATGGTCACTCTCAAGCGGCACGGGGTACTATGTCGAGAACCCAGGGCTGACCATGACCGCCCCAAACGACTTCGTAGACACAAACAGCAACACATGGGGCTACCTGGGCAGGCTCGTGCAACCTGTCTGCCAAGGCCCCTTACTACCCGTGGATGAATAATGCCAAGCCCAAAAGTACGCATGGACCCCTTGTACGGCCAAGTGCCCCACACCCCCAACACCGCCCTGGAGGTCGAGCTGGCCCGGCAGAACAACGAGCTGCTGGCAAGGCTTGCCCAAGCCACCGCCATGCCCAGGCCGGACTTGTCAGCCTATGAGAAGCAGGCCACCAAGGAAGCCATCCAAGAACTGATTGCCGACCTGCAGGACTTGGCCCCGGCCATCACCGACGCCCAGAAGGCCACCATCTTCGACATCTTGGGGCCGCTCTATGACACCCATGACGAACTGCCTGGGACAGGGCAGGTGGACATCGACGCCGTGACCGAGCAGTACATGCTGGTCAAGAGCATCAAGCGCAAGGTCATGGACCCGCACGGCACCCTGCATTACCATGCCTCCGCCCGTGAACTGACTTCCCTGGTGAACGCCATCAACAGCGTCATTTCCCTGTTCATCCGCCACCAGGACAGGATGGACACGCTTGCCCAGGTGCAGGAACTCAAGAGGGCGATCAATGCCGCCCTAGAGGATTCCCCCGAGGAAGTCAAGCGCAAGTTCCTGCAAGCGCTTGAAGGGCGGTTGGCTGAAAAAGGCTAAGAACCCTGCTGCACTGGCAGCGCACCCCCACCAACCCAAGGCGCCCCTATGTCGAACCCACTCCTTATAGACCTGATAGACAATGTGCGGTCGTCCATAGACCGCACTTCCGTGGACTACGCCACCTGGCTGTGCAACAACTTCCAGAACCCCAAGAGGCCTCAGGAACCCTGGTCGTTCAAGGACCATGAGTTCCAGGTGGAGATTGCCTCCGCAGGGGACGACGTGCATACGCTTGACGCCCAGAAGTGCGCCCAGGTCGGCCTCTCCACCATAGAGATACTATCCCTGCTGGCGTTCGCCGCCCTGCACGACTCCCTCAAGGCCGCCTATGTCCTGCCCACCGCCAAGTTCGCCCAGGATTTTGTGCAGTTGCGGTTCGACCCTATCATCCGGCAGTCCCCAAGGATCTCATCCTTATTATCAAACGCCAATGATAATAAGTCGATGAAGCAGGTCGGCACCTGCCACCTTGTGTTCAAGGGCACTTCCGGGGAGTCCCAGGCCATTTCCGTGGACTTGGACATGCTGATGGTGGACGAGGTCAACTTCTGCAACGCCAAGGTGCTGTCCAGCTTCTCTTCCCGCCTACAACACTCGGACTTGCGCCTGTTCCGCCGGTTCTCCACGCCCACCCTCCCAGGTTTCGGCATTTCCCTGCTGGCCAAGGAAGGCAGCATGGGGCGCTACCTTGTCAAATGCCTGCACTGCGGGCACTGGTGCGCCCCCAGCTTCTTCCGTGACCTGCGTGGCCGCAACCTGCAAGCGTTCCTGGCAAGGTTCGAGAAGTCCGCCACCGACATCCGCCCAGCCGACATTTCCCACCTGCAGGACTGGTTCAGGGAAGCCCCAGGGGGCAATGACGCCCACCTGGTGTGCGAGCACTGCCAGCGCAACCTTGAAGCCTCCCTCAGGGACGCCTCCCGGCGGCAGTGGGTGCATGAGTCCCCCACCAAGTTCAAGGAAGGCCACCGCAGCTACTACGTGAAGCCCTTCGACCTGCCGAAGTACAACGCCACCCCCGAGGTGCTGCTGTCCATGAAGGACTACACCTATGGGGATTTTGTCAACTTCCGGCTCGGGGAGGAACACGAGTCCGCCGAGAACTCCTTCCTGGTCAACCTCATCAAGTCCTACTGCACCGTGCCCCCCACCCCCATCGGCAACATCCTGGCAGGCGCTTCCGGCCACGCCCCCGGCACGCTCTACATCGGCTCCGACCTTGGCAAGACCAACCATGTCGCCATCGGCAGGGAAGGCGCTTCTGGGCAACTGGAGGTCATCTGCTTCTGTACGGTGGACGTGGCGCAGCTCCGTGAAATGTTCGGCGAGGCCAACTTCGGCAAGTGGCTGGCCAAGGTGTTCCTTGGGGGCAAGGCAAGGCGGATGGTGCTGGACTCCGCCCCTTCCTACGAGCCTGCGCTTTTCTGTTACGGCCAGCTCCCCCTGGACTGCTCCTTCGGCGCCTACTACGTCCAGCGCGGCGTCGGCAAACCGGACATCTATGACTTCAAGTCCGGGCAAGGGGTGGTCAACATCTGCCGCACGGAGGCCTTCGACGAGCTGGCAGCCGCGCTCAACTCCGGGGGCCTCCTGCTGCCCTCGGACTCGGAGAAGCTGGGCGTCCTCGACCACCTCGGCAACTTCAAGAAGGTCAAGACAATGGACAGCAAGGGGGGCACAAGGGAGAGCTGGCAGGATGTCGGCGGCCCCGACCACTACGCCCACGCACTGCTGTACCTGTGGGCAGCCTACACGTCGATGGTCAACCGGCGCAAGGCATCGAATGTCCTGGCCTTCCCTTCCGTGGGCAAGGCCAAGATGAAGTAAGTTTTAATCCAACCTTTAAGGACCATTTATGAAAAAAGTATATATGTACTTGATTTTGCTAAGCTTATCCGTAACACTCCAAGCAGCCCCCCAAAACCCCAACGCCCTCTACAACATCTACCTGTCAGAGACCACCGACCAGCCCAAGGACATCGGCGACCCCAAGTTCCGCAACCGCTGCGAAATCGTCAAGGACGCCAACGGGGTGGTGGTGTCCAACCACACTGACTGGATCGTGTTCCCTGGGGTTGCCAACGGCTCCATGCACCGGCACGTCTATGCGGGCGTCACCGACACCGACGAGAACACCACGATGGCGGACTTGCCTGGGTTGCCGACGACCTGCTGGGGCGGCTTCATCAAGGACGCCATCTGGACGGTCGGCCTCCAGCACGCAGGCGACCTGTCCGATACCAACCCCGACCACTTCACGATCTACTACGCCCAAGGCTCGGGCGGCGTGAACTGGCCCTCGATGGCGTCCCTGATGGTCAATCCCCTGCCGAACGGCATGGTGCTGATTGCAGGCAAGGCCTCCGACCCTGCCTACGCGCAGTGGATGGTGACCAAGAAGAAGCTGCTGCTGGGCTGTGTCAGTGCCTCCGGGGGCACGTACAACAACGCGACCACCACCGACATCCCTGAGTGCCTCCCCGGCGACGAGCTGCAAGTGAAGTTCGTGTTCCCTTCCTGCTTCCGTGGCACGTCAGCCCTCCTGCTAGACAAGGACTCCCCCAACCATATGGACCACGCCGCCTACCCGCAGACAGGCGACTACCTGACGGCAGGCAACAAGACCACCTCGCAATGCCCTTCCACACACCCTTACAGGTCAGCCACCATCATTGGCCTATGGCACTACAAGGGGGTTGGGAAAGTCATCACCGACGCCGGTGCACAACTGCACATGGACTACGGGAAGCAGATCAACGACTACCTGTTCGACGCCCCCTTCAAGGACTGCGTGGTGGGCGGGCTTGACTGCGGCGTGGGCCTGCTCGGCAAGTCCGGCCTCAGGTCCGAGTTCCCTGGGTTCACCAACTAGGCCAGGGGTGCCCTGGCCAGCTTATAAGCCCCTATTCCAGGGAACGCCGTGGAATCCACCCTAGAGTGCCCCACGGCAATTGGCTGGTTCCCCGCATTGTAAAAGGGCAGTTGCGCAGCTTCCCTACACCACGGGATTTCAATGCTGCAGTCGGTGCAGGCCTTCTTGTTGAGGGTCTGCATCAACAGCAACTGGGTGTTGCCACAAAGGGGGCAAGACTTGGTTGATTGCTTTTCTTCTTTCATGGGCCAATTTTAATTTTTACTAAAGTCAAGGGCTTGGCCAGGCGGTGGCCCACCCTGGGATAGCCTGCCTCGCCCAGCCTGGGTGGCTTGAACTCAACCGTGTATGGACTTCCTCCCACCCGTCCCTTGCAAAGTCCGTGGGGTTGCCTTGGTGGTTGCTTATGGCAAGGTCAGGCATTTCCACTGGCAGCCCTTGCTCGGAGGGGTGGGTGTCCTGTTGGCTGCCCTGTGGGCTTATATGCCCTACCCGGTTTATATGCACTACAAGTAGCGCCCTACCCGAGTGGGCGGCGTAGGCTTCCAGGGCAAGGCGCTCTTGGGGGAACCTGAGGTCGTCGATGATTACAAGGGGGTGCAGGGGCAGCCGGGCCACCAGGATTTCAGACCACAAGGCGGGGCTTATGGTGTTGTGCGCCCATTCGGTCCCAAGGGTCTGCATGAGGCGCCTGCAGGTGATGTTGAGGAAGGGGATGGTTTCTTCCTTGTGGGTGAGGTAATGGCTTGGGGGGTGGGGCAAGGGGACTTGCCGGAGGAAGGCTGTTATTGTTGCTTTCAGGGGGGCGGCAAAGGAGAGGATGGGGGGTTGTGGGGCAGGACGGGGCAGGGATTGGGTGGGGGAAGTGCCCGATGGGTGGGCAAGGAGGGTGGAAAGTTCCTCCTGTATGTGGCGGGCTAAGGTTGACTTGCCGGATTGCTTTGGGGCGGAGAGGGCGATTATGGTCATGGGTCGGGTTCCTTTTCTTTTCAGGGGTTGGGGTGGGTTACTTTTCTTTTTCAGGTGTAAAGGGGTAGTATAAGGTATGGCAGGGTGTAAGGTAAAAGGTTTGGAGGGGGGTTTGGGGGGGGAGGGGGTACAGTCATGGTGTGGCCCCCGGCCACCGGCCAATAAATCCCCCCTGGGCCACACAATTTTGTAGTTACAAAACCCATCTTGAAAATAATGCTTGACATCTTGCCAATCATTATGGTAAGCTGTACCCACGTTGCAAGGTTTACCGGCCTTGCCCCCGCAACCATCACTTTTTGTGATTACAAAAGGAATAAGACAATGCTTACTGAATTTTTAATGTCAATGCTGGCGCATGGTGCCAGCCTGGATGACACAAGACTATTCTTATCCGTGGCCGGCATGGCCCCGGATGAGATAGACGCGGCCCTAAGGGCCATGCTTGATGCGTTAGTTCAAGCAAACAATCAACTTAAACTTAACTAAATAGGAAAAGGACAATGGAAAATCAAATGACAATAAAACTAACCTTCTCAAACCTACCAGCGGGGATCACCTTACCTGAATCCCCAACCTACGAGGATGTGGCCGAGCAGGCCCGCCTCTTTGGGCTTACTGGCAAGGTGCAAGCCAGCAAGTTATTCTTTGACGCCTTGGCATCACAAGACGTTAACAGTTTTGTATTTTTTGCAAACGCGGCCAAGGTGGCGGGGGCCGATGACGTTTTCGGGCCAATGCGTAATTACGCTACAAACTACCTTATCGGCAAGGATAATAAAATTCTGCCTGTTGGGGTGACAATTGGCAAAACCAGGGACGGCCTCATGCGCCTGACACATCAAACACCCAGCATGATTGAGAAGCTGGCCGTCCTGGACAAAATCGGCCCTATGCTTAAAAAGGTTACGGATGAAAGCATCCGGGCCGAATTGGCCGCCATGTCAGAAAGTAGCCTCAAAGCAGCCCAATACAAACTTGACTCTGTGGCCCTTGCCCTTGCAGACCAACAAGAGTTGGCAACCATGCAAGCTGAATTAGCCAAGCTAAAGGCTAACCGCACAGAAGAACAACTCGTGCACCTTGCCAAGCTGGCAAGGATTGAAGACCAAATCGATTGCTGCCTTGAGTGGGCAGAGGCTGAGGCGGCGGCGAAAGCCGAAGCCGAAGCCGAAGCCGAAGCCGAAAAAGAAATGGCCCCCGCCGCTGACAAGGGCGCCATTACGGCCCCCCGCGAGAAAGACAGCGGCAAGGTCAGCCCAGCCGCCACTATAAGCCCAGACGCACGCAAACGGGCTAAAGACCTGCTGTACTGGCTACTAGAGCAAGGGCCCAGCACGGCTGAATTGCTGGCTTTGGAAACACTCTTGCACGATTACGTGCAGGAACACGTAATCGCGGCATAACCCTAAGGCCCGCCGCAAACGCGGCGGGCCACTTATAACCTAAAGAGGGAAAGACAATGAAACTTTACTCACCACAAAAGGCCCTTGCCACTGCAAGGGATTTAAAAACTAAGCCAAGGTACGCCCACTGTTACCAAAAAGTGACAGCGGCCCAACTGGCATTCCTGATAAGGAATGCCGTCACAGTCATGGACCGGCCCCGCTACCCGTTCGGGTACCGCCGCTGGGTTTATGCCATCGAGAAAAATTGCTTCCGCACGTTCTACGGGCGTGACATGGGGGCCTTATGAAAACCTTAAATCCAGTAAACCTGGAACACAAGAGGCACGGCCTAAAAAGGCACGTTTTCGGTGGTGCCTACCACCAACATGGGGCGGTTATAAGCAACATACGGGCCTTGTTGCATGGGCTAGGTTACGACTGTAGCCTTCTCATGGATGCGGAAATTTTGGCCTTTTGGCCCATCGTACAAGACGTGGAAAGTGGCGATGAAGACACGTCGGCCCTGTTGGAAGTGTTGGACTTCAATTCAACAGGGGGCAAGGCATCAAAATAGAAATTAAGCAGAAACATGGGTTATTTTTCCTGGCCCGGACATATCGCCGGGGCCTTTATCGAATTGGCGGTTGAAAATTACAGGGAAAATCTAGGTATCACACCTAACTTATAAAGTCAATCATTCCCACTATACCTAGTATGCAAAAAAGGGGCGAAAAGCCCCTTTTTTTCGTTTAATTTTCGTGCCAAAAATAATACCAAGTATATAGAAGTCCTTACCTTGCCCCCCCGCAAATTCCATGCCATAATAAAAAATTGCAATCACAAAAAGTGACTGTCTATATAGGGTAAGGCGTTACACGTGCTTTTTCCCCAGAATCGCAGCAATTCAACAATCACTTTTTGTAATTACAAAACGAGAGTCAAATATTTGACTAACTTAAAAGATATGCTGACTAGGCTCAAAAATCAATCAACTGCTTGAAAAACAAAATCTTTTAAAAAGTCAATAGGCGCGTGAAAAGGGCCTGAAATGGTCGGTTTTTACTTTCTGACATTAACGCTTTTCTGGTTTTTGAGAAAGCGGGCAGAAAAGTGTCATTGTCTAATAGAGCTTAATTTCAATAACTTATCGAAAAAGTTCACCCAACATAGACGTAGGTATCCTTACAGCTTGTAAGGCAAGTCTTGGCAAATTGTAAGTTACATAACTTACAATTTGTAAATTATTAGCTGGCACAGTAATTGCATACAAACCCCTGAAACGCACGTCGTTCTAACATATTCGACTAAAAAAATCAGTTGACGATTTACAAGGCACTGATATACAACAACAAATAGTTTAAAAAGCCACTGAGCTTTTTTGTGGTCAAAAACGTAATGTGTGATGAACCGTGCATTACAGACCAAAAAAATCGGTTTTTTCTTATCAAACGCCGGAAGTCCGCCGGTTTTTGGCCGTTTTTAGCCGAAAATCGGGCAGGTGCTTGGCAAGGGGCATCGTATAAATACCCCTTTATTAGTACTTATTAGAGCTATATACCATTGACGAAAAAAAAAGTACTTCTTTACAGTGTAAAGTATGTGCCTGACTATTGACGCTTTTTTGGTCAAGGGGCTGTAAGTTATTGATTTTATTTTGAAGGCTCTACAAGGTAGATGTTAGCTTTTCTTCGATAATAGCTAACCGCTATTTGTATACAAATTGCCATGTACCTGCCAGCTATCTCAGAATTGCCCAGTTGGCAAAATGTAAGGTACGATAACTTTTTGAAATTGAAAGAAAAATATTTTTGTAATCACAAAAAGTGATTAATTGCCTTGAAAATAGGGGGGGGGTCAAAATTTTTTCTAATATTAGGAGGCCAAAAAGTATCAAACCGTCGGAGATTTATACAATCTGCCCTCTCCTACGCATCGACATTTTTTGGCCTTCAAAATTTATATTTTTTTTCTCCATACTGCCACAACCTAGCCGTTAGACCCTTTAAAACTTTATTTTCACTACCCGCAAAACCGCATTCTACCTACAACCTCACCAAAACTACGCGGAAGTGGTACACCAAGCTCCTGCCCCTTGTCAACCCCCCTCCAGCCGGCCCAAAAAATCCAGTCCCCCCAGCCCCCTCCCTAGAAAAACCCCCCAAAAAACCCAACCCTCCCATACCATTCCCCTTTTTCTGCAAATTGGTTGAAATGAACCAATTTTTGAAATTTCAAAAAAACAACGTTCAATTAACCTCTCCTTACCATTCCCCTTTCCTTGCCCATTTTCCTCCGACCATTCCCCCTGTACTGCCCCCTTTTCCCAAAACCTCCAAAAACTACCCGGAAGCATTTGTCAAGTTTATCGTATATCCCCTTCCCTTAAACCTCCACAGGAAGTGTTAATGGACTATACTTTATTTTTTGCCAAAATCTTCTGACGGTTGACAAAAGTAATACCCAAGGGTACTATGCCCAGCAAGCCTAGTCTGACGGATACCCCAAACGGTATTACAGTATATTTTACATATGTATTTGTAAGCTTTTGATTATTATAGAAAGTGCTAGTGACCATTTTTGTTCAATCCGTCGAACTTGCTTTACTCCGTGCCAATACTTTCCAAAATCCGGCACAACCGACCAAACTATTATCAACCAACAGGAAACAATAATGACCACAGAACCTGAAATTCACCCTAAAGAACCAATGCAGAACTTAAAGCCAAGGTATGCCAACCTCCCGGAAGCATCCTATCCGGGAGGCTACCAGCCAACCTTGTACATAGCGCCAAGGCCAGCCTTGTACGACCACAGGGCGGAATCCACCACCCCCCTCCCCCATGTGCCGTCGCCCCCTCCCAACCCCTTGTGGGGACCCGTGTTCGACTGGGTGCAGCGGCAGGCGCCCTTCAACTACACGCCTGCCCACACCCACGCCTTCGGGGCGTCGGGGCCGGAAGCGCCAAGGCTGCTGGGGAGGGCGTCCAGCCTGCCGCACGGCTACGACCACGCAGGGGCGCTGCCGTGCGGGGCGTTGAAGTTCTTTGATGTCCTTGCCTTCTTGGGGCAAACCGGGATGCCGCACGCACAGGCCAGGGTGCGCACGACGGGCATTGAGTTCGGCATGGCGGTGGCGGAATTGCCGGTGGCTTCAAGACTGACAGAAAACTTCAGTGGCAAGGCGCACAAGTGTGCGAAGCCGCCACGGAAGCGGGTGCTGAAAGTGTGCAGGTACACCTTGACGTGCGAAAGGTTCCTGCGCTTCTTGTGGGCGAAGCCGCCAAGGGACTGGGAAGGCAACGCCAAGCCGTTGGGGAGGCCGGCCAGCACGATGTCCTTGCAAGAACTTTCGGAAGCGTACCGGAAGCCGTTGCAGCGCCTGCCGGAAGGCCATTCCGCAAGGTATGTCCCACTTGACGAGCTGTCCTTGCCGGAAGAGGTGCGGCAATATGCCTGGGAGGCCCATGCCTGGATGGCGTCCGAAGGCATGGAAATCGAGGGTTCCCCGGAAGAGGACAGGTTGAAGCGCGGCGTGGACGTGCAGCCCGACCTTGTGGATTGCCGTGGCGGCAACCTGCGCCTTGCCGGGAAGCTGTTCCTGAACCCCCTGCCCTACCCCGCCAGCATGGCCTACACGTCATGGGAGGCGATGGCGGAATACAATTCCCTTGTCCCGGTGCTGTTCAAGGCGGCAGGGCACCACACGGGGATCTGGGAGGCCCACAGGACGGCATGGTCAGAAACCCACTTGGGTTACAAGGCAGTGTTGAATGGCGGCAGCGGCAACCTGCCGGAAGAGTGGAGGGCCAGGAGGTTCTCCAGCCGCAGCCCCTTCCGGGATGACCCTAAGTTTGTGGCCCAGGTCAACCAAAACCTCACCCTCTCCACGGGCACCCTTGTCGGTGCGGGCTTCTGGCACAAGGGGCCTTGGAAACTTGGCTTCGGGCAAGGCAGGCTGTATTGGAAGCCGGGGCATGTCAACAAGGTGGTCAGGAAAATCATGGAAAACTTCGGGCTGCCCCAATATGAAAAGCGCATTTCGTCCCTGCCGATGTCAGTGGAAGACCCTGCCGCGTACCTTGCGCATGGCTGGGCGGAAGACCCGTTCAGGCGGGACGCCACGGGCAAGGCGGCCAAGGCGTACCACTACCTCAAGGACGGCTGCGTGAGCCTGTCGCAGAGGCCGTCATGCAAGGGGCACCGGGAGAAGCTGCCTGCCGTGCACCCCATCGTGTACGCGCTCCTGTTCGGCCACAGCAGCCGGAAGCAGGAAGTGCTGACCTACCTGCTGCTGCCCACGGAAGAAGGCCACAGGGCGCTGGGCTTGCCCCCCTCGGACTATTACGACTTCTCTTGCATAGGGGCGCTTTACAAGGCGTCCCTTGGGTGGGCCGGCGAGGTGGAGGAAGGCGAGGTGCGCTGGGTTGAGCAGCAGTAATCACTTTTTGTCATTACAAAAACTGTGCCTTGACGGCAACACTGTCAAGGTGTAAAGTATGGCTGTGCCCCCATCCAGGGGGCACTTACAGGGGCTATCGGTATGCCGGTGCGGGCGAAATACCGATAGCCCCAAGGTTATCGCTCCCCCTTGTGGCGGCCCCGCACAGCCGCCCCTGGGGGTTTTTATGGGGGATAAGATGGGTAATTTTTGTAACTTTATGTTGGGGGTGTCCATTGCCGCCGTGCTGGCTGCCCTTGGGTCCCTGGTGCGGGTCTTGGCGACCAGGGACCCAAAATTCAGGCGCGTCCCTGAGGCCCAGGACGCGCCCAAGTCTGTCCTTGCCCAGTGCAAGGAAGGCTACTCCCCCGCCCCGTACGACCCAGTCAGGTTCGTGGACATGGAAACGGTGGAGAAGGCGGAGAAGCCGCCATACCCTTATGACGGGTATGTCAAGCAGGTGGTGGGGTACAAGGTCGACAAGGGCCAACCCTTGGTGGACGTGGCCTTAAGGGAAAGTTTGCGGCAGCCCGGTGAGTTCCGCAGGAGGATGTGCGGCATGGCACATTGGGATGGCGGCGGCGAGTGACGGTCAAGTACGTCCTTTGCCCTTCCACGCAGGTGGATGCGCGCACGCTCGCTTCCTTATATGGGGTGGACAGCAAGGAATGTATCGTCCTGCCCAACCTGAACGCCTGCTGGTTCAAGCGCTGGAAGCCGCCGCCCAAGGCGGTCTTGTTGGTGCCTGACCCTACCGGGCAGTATAAGCTGCCGGACAAGTCGCCTTGCACGGTGTATGATCTGAGGAAACAACAACTTGAAAGTGGAGGCCAAGATGAAAAAACGTAAGAAATGCCACACGTGTGGCAAGAGGGCAGTGCCCGTCGGCCTTGACCTGCTGGGCAGGGCCTTTTGTTCACGAGCCTGCCACGGCAAGCACTGCAAAAGTAAGGGGTTTTGACATGGGTGAAATATTCCTTAATGTGGAGGGCGAACCCTCCAAGGTCTATGCAGGCACCCGCATGAAAGATGGCAAGGTCAGCGGGCCTCACAGGCAGGAGGTGACAATGCAGGTATTGGGTGCTGTTGTGTCCCTTTTGCAAGGGGGCGGGAACATAGACCTTTACAGCGAAGAAGGAACTAACCCGTCCTGCCGGATCACGGTGGAAAGCTTGCCTGCCAAGGGGCTTCCAGAAAGGGGCTGATATGTTTGGATTCAAAGATGAACCCTTGTTTGAGGTTGATAGGTCTAGGTGTCCGCCGTCATGTTTACCAACCAGCCTGGATAAAACAAGTTTAGTAGACATAACGGCTGTTGGTGATACCTGGAGAAAATACATGGATAAAGAAACAGGGAAGGTTCACGATGGGGCTGAATATTATAGGCAGGCGGTTAAATGAGGGTTACACATGCAAATACAAACTAAATTCGGCCTTGGCGAAATAGTTGCCAAAGAAATCTATAAAGGCAATGAGCTTTTAGGCGATGAGCTGATGGAAGTCGTTGCAATAAGCGTTTCAAAAACCGGAACAGCTTATTTATGCAGGATGCCTAAAACAATGCACCTGATACAATTCGAGGAACATGAATTGATTGGGGACCCTGATTATTGTCAGGAAACGGCTAGCTACCCTAAGGAGGAAGACGGTGCGTAAAACAAGCTATTTAACCTACTTTGAGGAATTAAAATGAAGACTTACCTGATAATCCTTGCAACGGCATTGCTTTCCCAGGTCCCGGAAGCGGGGGCGTCTTCGGCAGCCCTATCCTGGGACCCGTCCCCTGGGGCCACCGGATACAAGGTGTACTACGGCATCGCCCCCAGGGAGTACACCAATTCCACGGATGTGGGCAACACTTTGTCCACCCTGGTCACTGGCCTGGAACCAAGCAAGGGGTACTACTTTGCCGCCAAGTCCTACAACACGCAGTGGCAAAGCGGCTACTCCAACGAGCAGCACGCCACCACCCCGCCGGCGCCCATGCCGGTAGGCCCCGTCACCGTGTCCGCCCCTGTCGCCGGGACAGTGTACAAGGTGGTGGCCACCCCTGCCCCTGACCCGGCAGTCACCAAGTGGGCATGGAAGTTCCCCGGCGCGGTCAACCCACTGCAATCCAAGGGCAGGCCGCTGCCGGTCACGGTGTACTTCCTTGCCCCTGGGGCGTACCGAGGGGTGCTCGTGAAGTATGTCGGCACGGCGGTCAAGGAGACAGTTACGTTCGACGTGCCGATACCATGAAAGTGACTTACCACGGTATCCCAGGCCGGAGGATCCATGAGGAGATCGTTGGGATGACCTTTGAAATGCCGGATGACACGAAGGTCAGCTTCGGCACCACCCTGCGCCATGAAGGGGTGTCCTACAGCGTGACTTGGTGTGAGTGCAGCGTGGAGTACGACGACCCTAGATTAAACGAAATGTACCGGGTTATACCCAAGGAGAAAAAAGCATGACAATGGTGCTGAAAGACAAGGTGTACAGTTGGATGGAAGTGCGTGTGGACGGGGAGGTCAAGTGGGCTGGAGAGGCCAGGTTGGAGTTGTCGGCCACCCATGTCCCTGGGTTTTCAAGGGTCGCTGAGGTTTGTTTCTTGTTCGACCAGGGGGAGGTTGAAATGAGATACCCCAAGGTAAGCCCTGGGCAAGCCTTGCGCGTCCTTGTGTTGCCTGGGACAGGGCAAGGGCCTATCAAGTTTGAAAACTCCTTGATAGCTAACCTGGCCGACTTGAGGGCAAAAGGGGATTCCTTGCTGTTTGTGGTGCAGGCTCAGCACGGCCCCAAGGTCTACGGGGTGCCAAGCTCCCTGCAATTCGACCCCCTGACCAGGGGGCAGGCCCAGGGGGCTGCTGCAAGCCTGACGGGCACCTCAATTACATGCTGCCTTGGGGGGAGCCTGTAAGGCTGGGAAGGTACCTCTCGGAGGACGGTGCGCACCTTGTTGACTTGCAAGAGGTTGCCGACCTGCTCTCTCTGCCCTTGGAAATTGTGTTCCCCGATGTAAGGAAATTGCTGGGTGTGGTCGTATCTGGGGTAATTCGGGAAATGGCCGGTGGCAAGAAGTACCTGGAATCCGGTGCATTCTATAAGTCCGTGTTCCAGTGGTTCGCCAAGGTCTACCACGACAGCCACTACGTCAAGAAGGCTTGAAAAACACGCATAACCTGTTAAGCTTAAAGGGATTTTGGCTTGCAGGGGAACGTTATGACTACACCTTTGGATGTGCTTTGTGACCTTGGATGGGTATTGGCCGCAGGGGGGTTTGGGGCTGCGGCCTGGGCGGTGCCGAAGTACCTTTGGTACCGGGCGGAGATACAGTTCTTTGCCGAGCAGTACCAAGAAGCCTTTGTCGAGCTGCAAGCATTAAGGGACAAGCTGGGCATGTCCAGGATTGCCCATGCCCTGGACGACCTTAAGTCAGGGCGCAAGCAATGCGTCCACTACTTCGACTACCTTTGGAAGGGGCCTAAGTGATGGTGCCCATGAACCCGATCACCATCCCGGTGCCCACCATCGTCGAGTGGGCGCAGTACGGCATCACCCCAGGGGTCATGATGTTCATGATGGTCGCTGGCTGGCTTTTCACCGTGGCCATCGTGTGCAGGATGTTCATCCTGTTCGTCAAATGGCACACCTCGGAAATGGGCAAGGTGGGGGCGGCACATGCGGTCGAGCGGGACAACTTCTACAACAAGCTTGACGCCTTGCGGGACTCCCATGACAGGGAAATATCCAGGCTGTACGACCTGATCGGGGAGCTTTCTGACAGGGTGGCACGGGCCTTGGATAATGCTTGACATATTGTAATTACAAAAGTTAATATTGATCTGCCAGCGGAAAGCAGTGGGGGCTTTCCGCTGGCGATTTCAAATCACCACCAACCCCGGAGATGCAAGGCGCCCCTCGTAGGCCTTGCACCGGGGTTTTTTATGGGGAAAATTATGGGGCCTACTTTTTGGAATTTCTTCTGGCAGGCACACCTTCCGGGTGTGCTGGGGCTGTGTGGTATCTTCAATGTGCTGTTTTTTAAAGGCAGCCCGATAGGGTTGGGTTTTTCCTTGCTAGGCTTCTACTTGTCCGTCCTGGAACTCAAGTCCTTGATGGGCAAGTGCAGGCAGGGGTAGGCCATGCCCTGCGTGTGTGATTACACTGCTCCCCAGGTTTACCTGGCTAAGCAAGTCAAGGCCAGGAAAAGCCATGTTTGTGAGGAGTGCCGCAACACGATAAGGGCCGGGGACGCTTACGAGAGAGTTTCAGGCCTATGGGAGGGGCAATGGGAAACTTTCAGGACTTGCCTTGGGTGCGTGTCCTTGAGACAGTACACCGAAGGGTACGTGCCTTGCGTCTGTTGGCAACATGGCAACATGGTGGAGGACTGCCTGGAAACGCTGCAAGAGTATGCCCATGAGTTACCAGGGATGTTGTTCGGGGCTTATAGGTTGATAGTCAAAAATAAACTTAATAGGAGAAACACATGCAAGACCAAGAATACATAGACAACGTACTGCGCACGGAATCCCCGGTAAACCCGGAAATGTTGGCCCGCATGGCCAACCCGGAGACCTTGAGGTTGCTCCATGCAGTGATAGGCATGGTCACGGAGGCCGGTGAACTGGCGGACGCCCTCAAGAAGCATATCTTTTATGGCAAGCCCCTCGACCGCATTAACGTCCTGGAAGAAGTGGGGGACAGCCAATGGTACGCCGCCCTTGCCGTGGACATCTTGAAGTCCACGATGGCAGAAGTCAGGCAGGTCAACATTGCAAAACTAAGGGCCAGGTTCCCTGACAAGTTCAACGCAAAGGATGCGCAAGACAGGGACTTGGCTAACGAAAGGGCGGTCTTGGAGCAAGGGCATGGACAAGGCTGAACTATTTTCCTTCCTCCTGTCAGGTATGGTGTCTGGCATCTGGGTCGGTTGGTTGCTCTGGGGGCGGGGCTGTTCCCGCTACCAATGGCTGCGCCAGCAAAGGTGTGTGGACGGCACGCTGGTGGTTGTCAAGGCAGGCACGTACATGCCCTTCCAGGATGCAGTCAGCCTACCTACCAAGGCCCTGGTGCGCCTTAGGGACTTGGACGACGCCATTGACTGTCACTTGGACTGGCATGAACCCGAGGAACCTGACGATGCTGACTAAAGAACAACTGGATAACCTGTATAAGCTAGCCCGGACGAAGCCGGTGGTGGCCGCTGCAATGGCTAGCTACTCCAGGGCCAATTCCGGCGTCTCAGAGACGGAAATGCTATACGGCCTTGTGGTTGCCTTGCAGTCCCAGGTGGACACCCTGGAAGAGGCCTTGTTGAAGCAAACGAAAACCCAAGTGCCACAGTTCTTGCTGAAAGGGGTTGATCCCGGACTGTTGCAAGGCAGTTCTCCCGTGCCTTATGAAGTGCCCCGTTGCTCTTGTTGTGGCGCTACAAGGGACGAGGGAGTTAGGTTGCAGAATGGGCCTTACAGATGCAGCAATTGTTTATAGCGGGTTACTATGCCAAAGGTTTTGAACAAATTTAAGGAGGGCGTGCCCCAAGGGTCTGTTTACATAGGCCGCCCTAGCAAGTGGGGCAACCCCTATGTTATCGGTAAGGATGGGTGCAGGGACGAGGTTATCCACAAGTACAAGGTTTGGCTGACTGCACAACCTTCCAAGGTGGCGGAAGCCCAAAGGGAGTTGGCAGGCAAGGACTTGGTTTGCTTCTGTGCCCCCTTGGCTTGTCACGGTGACGTGCTCTTGGAGGTTGCCAATAGGGGCATAACTGTTGGGGACACCTAGTGCCTTTTCAGGAAACGGAGGAGTTAAAATGAAAGTTTTAAAATGGCAATTGGAAGTCAAGGACTACCAAACCTTGCTGCTGCCCAAAGGCGCAAAGGTATTGGATATACAGCCCAAGGGGGAGTCCGTTTATTTGTGGGCATTGTGCGATTTGGAAGCAGACAAGGAGCCTAGGAAGTTTGCAATCTATGGCACGGGATACCCGGTGCCGGAGGAACCTGGGCAGTACCAGGCAACCGTGCAGCTATATGAAGGTTCCTTTGTGGGCCATATATTTGAGGTGGAGCAATGACAGACCTTATCAGCCCGGGGGACAGGGAAGGCCACCGGTTTTACCACGCAGAGGACTACGCCGCCCTGCTGGGAGTGGATATGCACCATTTCAAGGGGGTGCTGATGCAGTTCCCCTGGTACGGGAAGGTCGGCCCAGGCTTGCCTTGGGTGTCGGAAGCAGACCATAAAGAATACCTAAGCCCCTTGCTGTCCTGGTGGGTGTGGGATGACACGTGGGTGTGGATTAAGTTGCTGTCCGCCAAGTTGGAGGAACTCAAAGCCATCCAAGACAGTTGTAAGTTCATGGGCAGTGAAGACCTTGTGGATTGCGGGGCGGCTGACGCCCTGCACCAAGTGGGCCTGGAGCTGAGGGGGTTGGCTACCCCTCCCTGGATACCTGTGGGCGTGCAGTTGCCTAAAAAGCGGGGGTATTATGCAGTGCAGTCGAAGGACTCCCGCAAAGGCATGTGGTTCCGGTACAAGTTTGTCCCCGGCAAGGGGTTCCCCGACTTTATCACCTGTTGGAAAGAGTTATGAAAGTTATAATCATAACTATCCTCTGGGCACTCCCAGGATTAATGGTCACAGGGCTTCTAGTGTCCCTGGCGTTCCGTAAGCACAGGCTTAAGGCAAGCCCTACCCCAAAGCCGGGTAGTATGCTGGTAAGGCATATACCCACGGACAACTTGGGATACTGGGGGTATCCTTTGAAGGGTTATGGCAAGGCTGATGCAACCTGCCCTGTAAACCAAGAAATCCCCCTTACCGGTAGGGCGTTTATGGTGGTGGCCTATACGGACGAGTATGGCCCGCTGATCTTGTCCAGCCATATAGGGCTGACCAGGCGGGCCGTGCAAGACTCAGTGATGGCAAGGGCCAGGCAGGAAGGTTTCAGTGGTAGCCTGGAAGAGCGCTTAGAAGAGCTAGGCTGGGAAATTTGTGAATTTGATCTAGTCCAGGTGCCGGCTGACCCGGTAAGTACAATTCAAGGGGAGTAAACTATGAATAATATACAAGAAGACCATAGCGCTGTGCATTGGTTTTGCTTTTCATACACTGGGAAGTGCAGCGAGACAGGGGGGCCTGCTACGGCGAGCGCATATGTGGGCTACCTTGGGAGGGTGGTGACAAGACCCATGATAGAGAGCAATAAAGCGGTTGCTGGAGTAACCGAGGACTCAGCCTTGATAGCGGTGTCCTACCTGGGAGAAATGACAAGGGAAGAATTTTTGGGTCACTAACAGAGAAAATTACGAGTGGGACTAGGGGCGGCTGTGCAGTTTTGTGGGTGCTGCACCCGCCCCTTTGAAAACCCGCGTAGGACGGTGGAATCAGTACTTGACAAGATGTAAAGAATGATGCTATACTATTATCTCAAGTTGGGTTGTTGACTTGTCCTCCTACTGACCTGCCCTAAGGCGGGTCTTTTTTGGGTAGGTGAATAATCACTTTTTGTAATTACAAAACTTAGGAGAAGGCAATGGCCTACTGTGCATACAATGGGGTCAACCACCTGTACTACCGGGCGGACAACCTGGTTGACTTGGTGAAGTTGTTCACCAAGTTCCACATAGACGGAAAGACTGGCAAGACTGTGGTTAAAGTGGCAGGCTATGCAGCCTGTCCCGGCACACGCTACAACATGAAGGAATGGACAGTGGGCGAGGTAGAAATCGACCTTGTTAAGCTTGTCCTTAGGGATATTAAGCGGGGGGATTACAAGATCACCCTATACAAGCAACTTTAACGGGAGAAGACAATGGAAAGAATATTGAACCATATAGAAGAGGGGGGTGTAGAACTTACCCTCTGGGCGTACGAAAACCCACCCCAGTGGTGGTACATCTTAAAACATGAAGTTGGCGGGGAGTTGATAAGCAAGTGCCGTTATACTGACCAGTTTGAGGCCAGCGAGGCATACGAGGCCAAATATAAACAACTGTTCGCACAACTCCGGTTTAAGCCTTGCTGGGACAGCCAGCCCGAAATAGATGGGGATACAGGGGAGTCCCAAGTGGTGCTGTTGCTGCACACAGAAGCCAAGGAGTACAGGGCAGGTGTGTTCGTGTCCTTTGCGCAGAAACCTACTGTTGAAAATACACAGTTATATTTGACAGGGCACGGTGACGGGGCAGTTGACCGGGCAAAGTTCCTTTGGAGCCCCTTGCCGGACGCAACCCTGTACATCGCATCTTGTAACTACAAAAAAGGAAAAGACAATGGAAAAATATGAGACAAGCGGGGGCTTTGACATTCAAGATGACCCTAAACAGTACCAGACTGAAATAGAGTTTTATAAGGATAAGATAACCCTGGCACGTACGCTGTTGGACGACGTAGTGTCGGCAATGGTGACTTTCTTCAACCCAGGGGAACCCGATGGGGCTGGCTTCCTTGGAGGCCTGATGTGGCAGCGTGGGAATTATGTCAATGACCCTGGACGGGTTTCCAAGGGGCATGAACTTTATGCCCGGTGGGACGGGCCGCACCTGAGGGTGTATAAGGATTTTTCCCAACTATATTGGACAACCCCCGAAACAGGGGATGAGCTTTGGGTGGACATGCCATTTTGTAATGACAAAAAAGGAGAAGGAAATGGGGATTAAAAAGTTGCAAGCGCTCACCCCAGAACAAGAGGCCGCAATGCCGGGGTGGGCTGAGAAGTGGATAAACATAGGGCTTTGCACCGATGAGGCGGATTGGGAGGTGTCAAAGCAGGCCATAGCTGAGTGTTATGCCCTTGCTGGGCTGGAACCCCCTAAAAAGTACATCAAGGTGCAATCCCCCTTGGTGCTGGCGTTGGCCGCCCCAACTGCTGATTTCATCTTGGGGTCCCTGCCCCAGGTCAGCCCTGTGGCCTTGGCAAGGGTTGGCGCTGTCAAAGAAGCCGTCAGCGGTGCCGTCAGCGCCGGCGTCAGGGATGCAGTCAACAACGCCGTCAGCGGTGCCGTCAGCGGCACCGTCAGGGATGCCGTCAGCGGTGCCGTCAGCGGTGCCGTCTTGTATGCCGTCAGCGGTGCCGTCAGCGGTGCCGTCTTGTATGCCGTCAGCGGTGCCGTCAGGGATGCCGTCAGGGATGCCGTCAGGGATGCCATCGTGGGTGCCGTCAGCGGTGCCGTCAGGGGTACCGTCATGGGTGCCGTCAGGGATGCCGTCAGGGGTGCCGTCAGCGGTGCCGTCAGGGATGCCGTCAGGGATGCCGTCAGGGATGCCGTGAGGGGTGCCGTCAGGGATGCCGTTAGCGGTGCCGTTGAGGGTGCCGTTTGGGATGCCACCGCTGATACCGTCAACGGTGCCGTGGGGGATGCCGTCAGGGATGCCGTTTGGGTTGCCGTCAACGGTGCCGTGGAGGGTGCCGTCTGGGATGCCGTTTTGGGCACCACCAAGGAGGGTGGGGTTAAAAACCCACTGGGCAAGCATATACAGGGAAATTGGGCCTATTACCTTGGTGGGCAGTCTTGGGCGGGCTGGAACTCCTTTGAATCCTTCTTCTTGGAAGTATGCCACTTAGGGATACCGGATGAAATGAAGGCAAGGGCGGAGGCCTACAGGAAAGCCCAGTCTTCCTCTTTTTGGTGGTGGCCCCACAAGGATTTTGTGATGGTGTGCAACCGCCCCGTCAAGGTTAAACTAGAGGAAGGGCGCCTGCATTGTGCCGATGGTTTGGCCTTGCAGTGGCCAGATGGTTGGGGGATAGCTTCTTGGAAGGGCACAGTCATACCTAACCAGTGGGTGTTGGGAGAAAAGCCCACAGCAGCAGAGTTGTTGCATTGGGAAAATGTTGAGCAAAGGCGGGCAGGGTTTGAATTGGTCGGGTGGGACAAGCTGTTATCCGAGCTGGACTACACCTTGGTTGATTCACACCCTAACCCGGAAATAGGAGATCTGATTGAGATAGATTTGCCGGACAGCGGCAAGGAACGTTTTATCAAGGTGATGTGCGGTACGGGAAGGCAGTTCGTCTTGCCCGTACCGCAGGAAATCCGCACCGTCATAGAGGCACAGGCATGGTCTTATGGGTTTGACCACCCACAAGATTTTTTATTACCAGAAGTGAGGACTTAAAGATGGAAAACGAAACAACATTTGTAAATGCAGCAGCCCAAGGGGACTTGTACCTGCAAAGGGTGGATGCTGTGCCCGAGGGCTTTGTAGCTACAAAGCCTGTAGAAAACAGATATGTAGTGGCTCACAGTGAGACCGGCCACCACCATGTTGTGGAAGCAGAACCCGAAGTCAACTACTACACCGATCCGGGGGAACCTATGGTGGCCTACCTTGAAGTTAAAAAGATCGTTGGTGCTGCCCTGGAGCATTGCCGTGGCTTCGACACCCACAAGACACTGCGTATTCCCCAAGGCATTTTTAAGTTGTCCCGGCAACGGGAGTACACCCCCCAAGGCTGGAGAAGGGTACAGGACTGACCCCTTCGGGGGTTTCCGTTAAAGGTTTTGTAATTACAAAGTGGAGAAAGACAATGGCAAAGAAGACAACAACAACAAAGAAGGTTGACCTCTACCAAGAGGTCACTGACAAATTGGTGGCTGAACTGGAAAAGGGCGTACGCCCTTGGATGAAGCCTTGGGACAATAGCATCGAAGGTGTGGGTGTGCTGCCCTTAAGGGCTAACGGTACACCTTACAAGGGCATGAATGTGCTGCTGTTGTGGGGGACGGCCTGTGCAATGGGCTACGACAACCCGACTTGGATGACTTACAAGCAGGCCTCTGAGTTGAAAGGCCAAGTTAGGAAGGGAGAAAAAGGCACCCCTATCGTGTTCGCATCGACGTTCAGCAAAGAAGTCGAAGGCGTGGACAAGCCCCAGAAAATACCTTTCCTGCGGTCGTACACTGTGTTCAATATTGCACAGATTGACGGGCTGCCTGAGAAGTACCATACACCCAAGATGCCGGTGCAAAAACCTGTCATGGAAAGGTTTGATGCCTATGACAAGTTCATAGGCAATACATTTGCCCATGTCAAGGAAGGCGGCAACAGGGCTTACTACAGCCCTGTTACCGACCATATCCAACTGCCCCCGATTGCAGCCTTCAAGTCCCCCTTGGGGTATGCCGCTACTGGCCTGCATGAGTTGACCCATTGGACTAAGCACCCAGCAAGGCTCGACCGGGATTACGGCAAGAAGAACTGGGGGGATGAAGGCTACGCAATGGAAGAGTTGGTGGCTGAAATCGGTTCAGCTTTCCTTTGCGCCAGTATTGGCCTTGCGCCGGAGGTGCAGGAGAACCATGCGGCGTACCTGAAAAGTTGGTTGCGGGCACTCAAGGATGACAAGAAGTTCATCTTCTCGGCTGCCAGCGCAGCCCAAAAGGCGGCTGATTTCCTGTGGGAAATGCAGCCGGGGTATGTAAAACCAGTGGAAGAAAAGGAGGCTGCGTGAGTGTCCTAGCTGACCTTGACGATGACGAGTTGGGGGACTTGTCCAGTATCACCGGCAACTACATTAACGGAAACCTTGCCACGGCCAAGCAGCAAGTGGCAAGGGGGGACTTTACACGACCTCAAGTAAGGGAGTATTTCCAAGAGGTCGCCGGGTACTCCTTTAAAAAGTCCACCTATACAGTGGACTGGCTATTTGGGGATGTGCAAAGCAGGCAGCCAGCCTTGGATTGCGATTAATTTTTTGTAAGGACAAAAGGAGAAAGACATGGTGTACGAACTTAAAATGAACGAGGGACGGTTGCAAATGGTGGAGACACTGCCGGTGGTGGTGGTGGATGTGCCTGTGGACGTATTTTGCAGGAAGCTGGATGCCAGGAGCTATGACTCCAACCCTAACCTTTACCTGGGCAGGAGGATACACCTGCAAGACTGCTTGAAGCTGGTGCTTAAGGCCAACCCAGAGTTGTTGCCTAAGCCTTTCAAGTTGCGGTGTACGGGCTATGGTCAAGTGGCTTTTGTGGAGTCCCAAGGTAAGCCTGTGGACTTGGATGCCTTCTTCCACAAGTTGAGGGCTTGTTTAAAATCAATGAATAAGGAGCAAGGATGAACACGCAAGCACTCCTAGACAGGATGGCTTCTGAGTCCGCTGAGTTTGACAGCGCGCTTAAAGCTTTGGGCGTCAAAGCCCTTGAAGAAGACAAGAACCCTATATTCTTACGTTCTTTGACTGTCTGTATGTCAGCAGTCATATGTACCATGCAGGATAGAGTCAAAGCCAAAGATACGGTAGTGGCCTTTCTGGAAAACTTTTTTGAAGACCCTATAGGTGGGTTGGGGCTGGCCAAGGTGGGTTCCAAGGCCAAGTACGGTGCCCTGCAGGGTGGGATTTTCCACAAGGCCAGGGAAAGCCAGGAACCTGATCTGCCTTGGCAGGCCTTACCTGCCGTCTTAGCCACCGCATTGGTGCTTGAAGGTAAAGGGGTGGCGGAATTGGAAGGGTTGGTAGACGCTACCAACAAATATTTGCAACTATTGGAGGAGTGATGGCAACCCAGACAAAACAAAAGCTAATCTGTCCTGACGGCAAGGTCAGGACGTGCGTAGTCACAGATACATATGCCAGGGTGCAGGTAAAAGGCCTGTGTGTGTCCGGTTCGGTGGAGGAGGGTAAGTTTGTGCCTTGGGAGCACACCCCAAACCGGGGTGTGTTCTCTGCCCTCTATGTCACTAGGCGGGGTTACTTGTCAGGTGAAAAGAAATACCTACTGGACCCAACCCAACCTGAAAACAAGCCTGTGGAGGTGTTGACCTTAAAGGACGTGCAGGATTCCGAGGGGGAGATAATGCTCGTGCCCCTGGAGGTGGGGGCAGTAGCTAAGGCATTGCACCTTTACTCCAGTGCAGTCGATACCCCCTTCAACTTGAACAAGGTCAGGCTCGGCTTGTGCAAGCTGCATAAGTTGAAGCCTTGTAGTGCGTTTTCCAGGGTGAGGGTGCGCCCTTGCCTGTCCTTGGACATGGAGGGGGACTGGTTGGGCGCCTTGGAAGAAATCATTGTACAGTTACAGAAGCCCTAGGGGGTAAAGTTATGTTTTATTATGCAGTTGAGTATAAGTCAGGCAAGAGGACTACTTGGGGTATGCCCAATAAACACACGGGAAGGTTGTCCATAGCTTGTGACTTGAAACGTTTCCCTAGCAGGTCTAGTAGGGAGTCTTGGGTATTGAAGGGAAAGGTCACTGCGGATATGGCAGGGTCTTGTCGAGAGCCTGTTACTTTGGCGGAAGCTAAGAGGTTACACCGTGGGCTTGCGGGTGCTGAGTTTACTGAGTTTTTAAGGTCTCTGGTTACATAAGTCTAATTGACAAACTGTACAGTACTGTGCTACAATATTAACTGGTAAAAATTTGGGCCCGTCCATCGGACGGGTTATTTTTGCCGGAATAAATAATCACTTTTTGTAATTACAAATTTGGAGAAAGACAATGGCATTACCCGCAAACACAGGAAATTTGGTGAAGTATTTGGAAAAAAGCTTCACCAACAAGACCACCTTCTTGACAGAAATGATGCAGAACGCAAGGAGGGCAAAGGCAACCTATGTTGCATTTAACCTCGATGAAGAAAATAACAAGCTAGTGGTCACGGACGACGGTGTAGGGATCACTGAGAAATCCCTGCTGTTCACCATCGCGGAGTCTGGCTGGGGCAACATGGAGGAGACGGCGGACGTGGTAAAAAACGAAGACCCGTTCGGTGTCGGCTTCCTGTCTGTATTGTTCGCTTGTAAAACTATCCTTGTGGAATCCCCAGGGTTCTCCCTGTTCGGCGAGACTAGCAGGATACTTGGTGAAAATGTGTTCCATAGGGAGGACTCCAGCGATGTGGGGGCAGGCACAAGGATAGAACTGCGTGGGTTGAAGGCGGACAAGTCCACTTTCCTCAAAGTGGTCAAGGAAGCCAGTAGGGGTTTCCCTATTGAAGTCCTTTTTGATGGCGTCCCAATGGAGCGCCCTTACGCCCTTGATATTGGCAAGTTTGAGGAGTGCCCAATGGGGCAGTGGTGGTGGAGGGAGAAGGACTACTCAAGATACCCACAGGTAGGATACTTTATCCAGGGGTTGCCAGTAGGGGTCAACACCTACAGCGCTACATCCCATCCACAGATAGTCGTCCACCTGGATTGTAAGCAGTATTCAGCCAGGGTACCCGACCGGGCGGTGCTGAATGATGCAGAGGCGGCTGCTAAAGCTGTACTTTCCTTCTATGAGCAACAAGTCAAGGAGCTGTTCATTAGGATGCTCGAAAATAGCCCCTTAGAACTTTTACGGCATAGGGATACCCTCTATAGACACGGTTTGCTGCACCTGCTAAACACGGTACAGGCTTTGCCCAAAGACTTGTTGTGTTCTGTGCAAGACTTGCCTTATATGACAGAGGATTCCTGTGACCGAGATTGGCTAGTAACCAAAAAAGAGAGCTTTACCAGAGAAGACATCGCGTCAGGGCGAGTCAAGGTGTTCCACTTTAGCGATGACTATGAAATGGACGGCAGGCAGGACACAGCAGCCCGCTTGGCCTGGATAAGGCAAGCCCATGACACGGACAGCTCCTGTGACTATTTAGTCTATGACGGTGGCCTGGACTCAGGGCATTGGCTATACGACTACCTATTGGATGAGGACAGGATGGAAATGTCTGTGCTAGTGGGTAGTCAGACTTTCAAAGGCAAGTACCGCGGGGATACCTTGGGCACTTATGACTTGGTTATCTGTAAGTCCTACACCTTGCGTATGGAGTACGATTGGGAAGATGACCCCCGCAAGGAAGGGTTCCTTATGGATGTGCGGATTGATGATGAACCTTTGTTCTTGGCCAGTGAAGGGAATCTCTATACCCCTGGGAGAACCCACAGGCAAGACCTGTACAGCCTAATTAGGCAGATGGACAAGTTTTACAGCCAGGGTGACCAGCCCTTTGATGATGACCTAGTGTCCAAGGAGCTGACAAAGCTTAGCCAGTACATTTCCTTAAATTCTATGCAAGACCCTGCCCAAGCGTTGCTGTCTTTGATAGGCGGCCTGGACTTGTCCTTGTACCCAGGACTATTTGGCAAAGAGTTCAAGGTGGGGTTAAGTGGGGAAGGGCGACCTGTAGTCAGTGTGTTGAACACATAACATAATTTTTGTAACAACAAATAGGGAGAACAAGATGGCAAATGAACAATGTGTAATTTTTAAAGGAGTCCGGGAGGATGGTTTAACCTACAGGACTAAGGTGTCCTGGAAGGACGGGTATTTTGCAATAAGTGACCACGGTAAGGCACTTAACTGGAGAGGGTTTCCCTGGGGCAAGCTGCAATTGGTGGATATATTCAAGACTCAATTGCCGATGCACTTTTGGGCTAACTCAAAGTACTTTTGGGGCAATAAAAACTTTAAAGCCTTGTCCAGCCTTATACCAGACATGACTGAGGCGCAAGTGGAAGCCTACTACAATACCAGCCCCAGGGGCAAGCCGGAAGATGAGGTCTATATAGAACTTATGGAACCGGCTGCCAAGAAATGGCTTTCTCTAGTGCAGGAGGCTTTCACTGCCTTGAAAGCCCATGAAGGCCAAGAGGTTTGGTTGACTGAGCAGCCCAGCTTTACCGAGGGGGAGTGGATCGACATAGAAGGCTATGGCAAGCAACCTTGCGAGGTGCTTGGTGAAGACCCCATGTGGGTCCAAGTCGGGGACTGTGAGTTCAACTTGTTCCACAGCAAGGGAGAGGCTGGCAGGGCGGCCCGCCAGTATTGGGAGGACATGGCCAATAACGACCCAAAGGAGTTTGCGTTCATGATGGGGGAAGAGACCTTGGTGGCTTGGGGGATGAACGCATTGGCTGGCCCAGGAACGTCGAAGGTGCACGGCCTGGAGGAGTGGCTGGACTTGTGGCTTGACACTCCCCATGAGCACTTTGCCAGCTATGACGGTGAGGAGTGCCAAGTCTTGGCTCACTCTCAGGGCTTGTCGGACATCGACCCTTTTACGGTTGCTTACAGGACTAATTGACATGGGAAACTTTATTTTAGTCCTGCTTATTTGGCTTCCCTTGTCAGCCTTGGCCTGTACGGGTTTAATAAAGCCCTCCAACAACAATAAGGAAAGCCGCAATATTTATTGGTTGGGGGTGGCTGTGGGGATCTTGTGGCCACTGCTGATAGCCGTAATCATAGTTTACATTATGTAATGTACAATAGTATAATGTACCTTCCCCCAAACATAACCCGGAGGTGTAAATGTCACTGGATATAGTCCCAAAGATCCAGGAGCAGTTGTTGTTCATTGAAGAAAATGTGCGCCTATATGACGTAGGCCGTACAGATTGCATCGACCGGTATACGGCAGTGTTCATGCACAAGGTGGACTTCAAGACCAAGAAGTTCACCTGCCTGTGCATGAGTGCCCATCCTTACGCCAACGATGGGGTCATTGTATCTACCCAAGGGCATCCGGGTAGGCATCTTGGCAAGAGGATAAGTTATGGCGACTTGCCGCAAGACTGCCAAAGGTTGCTGTGTGAAAGGCTTTTTTAATTAATTTTTGTAATTACAAAGTGGAGAAAGACAATGGAAATAACCGTTTATAAAATTTTGCAAGATAGCGACCCCTTTAACCCAAGGATGGACTGCGACATGCTAGGGGTGATGTACACATGCCACAGGAATTATCGGTTCGGGGACCCAAAATGGGACACCTCTGTAAATTCCCCCCCTGACTCAATCGACCAGTTTATCTGGGACTTACAACCAGGGGAGTTGGCAGGCTTTCCTGGCTATTGGATGGAGGACGGGGAAGTCAGGCGTACCCTGACTAAGGAGGAGCAGGAAGAGTATTGGTACCTTGATGCTCGTCCTGGCTGGGATGATGAACGCTTTGAGCAGCTAGACCAAGTATGGCAGGATAACGAACCTTCACAAGAGGAGGCTAAGGCTTTCCTGGAGGCCTTCGAGACTTGGAAGTCTGAAAATATCTGCATTTTACCGCTGTACCTGTATGACCATTCAGGGATCACGATGCGTACCTCACCCTTCAGTTGCCAGTGGGACAGCGGACAGGTTGGGTTCATTTACTGCACCAAAGAAAGGTGCGATGAACTGGGGGCGGACTTTTCCAAGGCTGAGGACTGTTTACGCGCCGAGGTCGAGGAGTATGACCAGTACTTGACCGGTGACGTTTATGGCTATGTGTCTTGGGAGTTCAAGCTTGAGGACTTAGAAGATGAAGAGGCCCTCTCCGACTTGGATAGGTTCGACACCTTAGCAGAAAACGAGCACGCCAAGGTTGTACTCTGGGATGGGTACTCCAACCTTACTGACCTGGAGGATTGGATGGAGTCCTCTGGCGAGGTGGAAGAAGGACATTCATGTTGGGGTTTTTATGGTCAGGATTACATCAAGGAAGAGCTTAAGGCCGGGGCTGTCCGCCACTGTAAGTGGGTTGCAGAAAAGGCTGTCAGGGAAGCTTCTGAACAGGCTGAACGTAGCCGCCGTACTTACTGGTGCATGTGATGGCCAGGCATGTAAACAAATGGATATATGGCTGGAAGCTATATGTCCACTACGGCCAAGGATGGGAATATGAGTGCTTTGAACACACCCGAAAGGGCTACCTTGAAAACAAGAGGGCTTACCTTAGGGACTGTAAGCATCCCCAAAGGTGGTCACGGGGGAGGGAGCTGAACCCTGAATGGGGCCTGTGCCAGCCCGTGGGGTTGGAAGCATGACTTCCTTCAAGGATATTCCCTTCAACGACTTCCCAATCAAGCAAGGGGATGAAGTGGAGGTTTCTACCGAAGGCTGTGATAATTTCACATTCACAGTCAAAGCTGTCCGGGGGTTTGTGTTGTTGCCCCTGCACCCTGTCACCTTGCAAGATGGTACAGGGCCTTACCCGGCCATACCTATGGTTGACCACGGTTTTGTTGTTACAAAAGTCAATGGCCAACCCTTTAATTATTTTTCTAGGAGAACAAGATGAGCGTAAAGATAGTGACTTACAGGATTATGCCTATTAAACAACAGAATTTTATGCTTCCAACAGGGGCAGAAATACTGTCCGCAACACCGGAGCCTTCCGGTAAAGTCTGTATCCATACCCTGGACTGGTCGGGTCCGGTTGGAAATAAAGATGCCAGGCGCCAGGTAGTGGCCCTTAAGCCTGGGGAGTCTTACGACCTTGCCCAAGGAAAAGAGCTGAGGTTAATCGATACCCTTATGTGGGGGAATTTACCGGGGTTGGTAGTGCATGTGTTTGAAGTGGTAAACGCAGCAGCTTAGCACTTGTCCTAACCCAACCAAGCAAAAATTTATTTTAACCAAGCGGAGAAAAATTATGCCCTTAAAAATTAAGTCTTACATATTGTCAACAACGCCACATAACACCCTGGAACTGCCTTTGGGCACCCAACTGCTGCCTGGAGTGGAACCCACTGGATCACCTGGGGGCTTCCACTTGCACACGCTGGAGTGGGAAGGTAATGCCACTGGAACTTTTGAGGTGGTGTGCCTCAACGAGGGGGAGTCTTACGTCCCCCTCCAGGCAAGGCCTTGAGGTTCTTGGGCGTCTTGTCCTGGAAGGATTACCCTTATGCAACAGCGTATGTGTTCGAGGTGGAAGATGCAGCCGTTTGAAGACCTGCCTTATGAGACCCTCCCTGCCCAAGTGCAGGGAGGGATCAAAGCCTACGTAATGAACAAGCGCGCCCCTGGTCATTTCCTGTCTTCCGTGTTAAAGAATGACCTGCTTGGGGCATTCTCCTATGCGGACTTATCTAACAGGCAGGACTTACACCTGATAGTGAAGTGGCTGTACAACGAAGCCCCCTCCACTTGCTGGGGAAGTAAAGAAGCTTTTGACAAATGGGTCACACAACCGGAGAAAGACAATGGAACAAAGTAAACAAACAGCAACTTTTGTAATGACAAATGAGGGCCACTCAAGGTTGACCACGCTGCAAAGGACGGTCTTGGGGCTTTGGGGGTTCACCGCGTATAAACACCAGAACCCTAGCGTGGTGTACACCGCCACGGACTTGAAGCAAGACCCGCCCAAGTTACCGGAGCTGCGCGAGGAATTGTCCCCCTTGGGCTACCCTGAGCTATATGCCAGTAGCAGGGAGTTTTTTCAGTGGAGGCTTTTCAAGCCAGGGGACTTTGTACCTTTTTCATGGGTCCAGGTGCTGGAGGAGTGGTCAAGCACCACAGGCCTTGATGTCTTGGCCCAAGGGGTGACCCACGGGGACATGGACAATGCCTTACACTTCTTTGTTTTCCAGATTACACCTGAGGGCACAAGGTTTGCAGATGTCCATGACATCCTGAATTACGTTACCGAATGGTTGCCTAGGAAGGAAGGGAAAAAGTTTCCAGACCTGGATCTTAGTGGGTGCCAAGCACCAAGAGAGGATTCTGTATCCCAGGAGTGGAGACCCTTCGACTATCTCAGGGCGCAGCCTTGCCTGAAACCCCCCCGGCATGTGGTAATGGCTGAAAGCCTGGGGGATAGGGATGTTTTGGATGCCATACCTTTATGCCCCCAATGCTTTAAACATTATAAGCAGTCTTTCGATGACCGGGAGAATAGTTTAAACCTGAGCGTCTACAACTTAGCCCCGAGGGAGGGTTAATGAACACGGTAAAGGACAGCAGCATCGCCAACACCATGTTCCAGCTAGAGTTCCAGACAACCTTGCAGTTGTCTGACATCCTGGTCTGGACTGCAGAGTGTCCTCACTTGGAACTCAAAAGCATATTTTCAAAAGGGCAGATCGAATACTTTGTGGAAGTCACTGATGCTTTGCAGGGTTATATCCCTGAAAATAGTCCGGAGCTGCTTGAGAATATGCCTACTAAAGAAGCCCTAGGTGCTCTCAATAACCGAAAGGATTTTAAAACAGACCTTAAAGAATTTTTGGAGGGCGAGGATGAGTGAAACTTTTTTAATCACCTGAGGTGCCCCCTGCCAATTGCTTGCCCGGACAATGGGGCGGGCGTACAGTTGGTGGGGGCTTGGGAAAAGGTGCAAAAAGGGCGTGGAGTTCCCAGGTTGCAAGGCTATAGTAGGTCTCACCCTGGGTTTATGTCAACTTAATTTTGGAGTACGTATGTCTAAAGATTACCTAACTAAATACCAAGAGCTGCTCGGCCTCAAGGCTGACGGCGTTATCGGGCCTATCACGGCCAAGGCAATCATGGATGACATAGGCATCAAGGACAGGGTGTTGTTCTCCCACCTGTTCGGCCAGATGCGGCTGGAGTCTGGGGGGTTCTCCAAGTTCAGGGAGAACATGAACTACTCTGCCAAGGGCTTAATGTCCACATTTGAGAGGTATTACAAAGGGAAACCGGAATTGGCCGAGGCCCATGCCCATAGGCCCACCACGATAGCCAACTATGTTTATGCCAACCGCAACGGGAACAAGGGGGTGGAATCCGGGGATGGCTATTTTTACCGGGGGGCTTTCGGGTTGCAGACCACGGGAAGGGCAAATTTCCTTGCCTTGTTCCGAGAGCTTGGCCTGCCAGCAGACACTGACCCTGACAGCTTGGAAGAGGATGTGCGCACCTATTTCCGTGCCGGATTGTTTTATTTTAACCATAATAATGTGGATACCTTATGTACAGGGACCTCTGCTTCGTGCATCCTTTCCGTAGGCCGCAAGATTAACCTAGGGACTTACAGGACAGAAACCATGCCCATCCATGCGGAACTCAGGCAGGAGTACACCAAAGCTTTATTCCGTTCCACCGGCCTGTCAACCTAACCGTTTACCTGACAATTTGTATTTACAAATTGTCAGGGAGGGAGTTAAAATGACCCTCCTTTACCAAACCTAGACTACAAAATGAACACTTATCAACTTACAAAAGACAATTTTTTTCCCTATGAGGGGAAAGATATTGACCTTTCCGACATCTTTGCGCCAGGGGACATGCTTTTGGCCTTGCCTAGCATGGTGGAAGGCCTGGAGCAGCACTACGACCTTAAGAAATACCCTGCAAAGGCGCTTAACCTGTCCGGGGCCGTGGATCTCGAAGACGCTTGTACCGACCTTTACAGGGTCAAAGTGCTCGGGATTTCAGACACCCCGGAGGGCAAGTGGTCTTTCCGCCCCCGCAAAGTCCTGTCAAGGTTGCCTTTTTACAACACAGTCTTTGTGACGTCGGGCAAGGACACGAACCGTATCACCTTGAAAGGTTACGCTGCTGCCATGCCGAAACCCAAGGCCGGCCCCGCCCAAGGGCAACCTTACAAGCACCACATAGGCAGTTGCGCGGTATACGAGGAAGACCTAGGGTTCTATTTTGCCTTCGCCTTGTTCACTTACCCTGTAGGGACAACCATAAAAGATGCCAGAGGGTTAAAACGTGACGCAGCTTAGCCAACAAGAGCCTATAGACCCAGAACTGTTTATCCCAGAGAAGTACGTCACCCAAAGGGAAATCCTGATCCACCTGCCCGGTTACGGGTATGGGATCAGGATACCCGCCAAGGACTTAGGCAGGGCAATCCTAGATAAGCGCATACACCCAAACATCATAGTTAACAGGGAGTTTACCGCGATCATCCATGAGACAGCGATGCCTAAGGACTTCTGACGCAGTACAAAACCTAAATATAATAAACAACAACCAGGTGTGCGATGTACAGATACTACCAAGCAAGCGAGTGGAGCGACTGGGTTATTGTAAATGACGAACACCCAGAAGATCCCTGGTACACTGCAAGACAACTCAAAGCCGCAAGGGTTACTGTCCTGTCCCTGTCCGGGGACCCCCTGACACCAACCCAACAAGGGGCGCCTGTAAAGTACCACGGGCCACTCTACTTCGACATAGACAACCAAGGAGACTTACCCGGCGCGTTAGCATCTTCTGTCGAGTTATGCAACAAATTAAAGAGCCTTGGGGTCCATGAAGACCAGTTGGAGATCCACCTGTCCGGCAGCAAAGGGGTGCATGTTTACATTTCTCCCCAAGTATTCTCTAAGCAAGGGCAATTGCCCCATGCCAACCTGCCTGAGGTGTATGCTACGCTGGCTTGGCAATTGTGGGTGGAGGGCTTGGACATGCAGGTTTACTCGGCAGAGAAAGGCAGGATGTTCCGGCCGGCCAATGCAAAGAGGCCAGATGACAAGTATAAGGTCAGGGTCACCTATGAAGAACTCTGTAACCTCACCGAAGAGGGCTATAGGGAAATGGTGAAAGCCCCAAGGAAGTTTCCCAAGTCTTCCCAAGAACCTACCGGTTTTGCCAAGAAGTTAGGCATGTTGTTTGAGTCTGCACTAACTTCCACGGTCTCCAGGCGCAAGGCACAAAGCACTTTCCAGCCTGTACCGGAGCACGCATTTGCAAGCTTCCAAGGGGGCGCCCCTTCCTGCGTAACCTTGTTGGCTCATGGAAATAGGCGGCAGGTCAAAGGGGACTCCACCACGTCCTTTAATAACCTGTGTATCCAGATGGCCTGCTGGGCCAAGGCTGGCAGTCCCGATCCGACGATACTGGAAACCATGACCCGCTTGGCCGTGGAGAATAACCCATCCAGCAAGGGGGTGCCCGAGCACGTCAGGAAGCAGCAGATGTCTGCAACTATGCAGTACGTCAAGGCCCAGCCTAACTACACTTTCTCCTGCGGGGGGATCAAGAAATTGCTCAGCCGCCCCCCTGAGTGTGAGTCCTGCCATGTCAACAAGGCAGTACAGGAAAGTCCCCAAATGGCCCAGCAGGTCTTGTCCGGGGTGTTCCTGTCCCAAAGGAATGGCAATTACTATGCGGACAAGGATGCTTCTGTCTTGGTTGCCCCCATAGGGTTGTCAAGGGACTCTGTAGTGAGGGATGAAGACACCAACACGGTGATTTCCTCAGTCATGTTGGTGCATGTCCCCTTGACTGGGCAAACCCACAAGGTATTGGAGTTCTCAGAGGAAGCCTGGTTGACTAAGCTGAACCTAAAAAAAGAGTTGCAGGGTATAGAGGGTGCCGGCTTTTTCGGCAGTGACAATGATGTGGTCAGGCTGCGCTTGACCATTGCAAGAGACGATCTACTAAGTGGGGCGGAAGTGAAAACAGTACACAAGGCAACAAAGCTTGGCATCAATTACCGTAGGCGTACCGGGCCTAGCTCTCCCAGGCATCCAGACCACAAGGGCAGGTTCACATACGTTGAACCTGACTTCACGTTGAACGATGTGGGGGTGCCCAATACGCACATCTTTACCGGCTCTTCCCAAGGGGCACCCAGGCTTGGGGGCAGGAACCTGTCCGAACCCTTGGTGCAGGCCAACAACGAGGCGTTTAGGCTGCTGCTGAAAAGCAATGCACCCCATGTGCTTTGTTATGTGCTGCCTTGGTTCCTGGCTTCGCACATCAAACAGCACATTTACACAATATTCGAGAGGTTTCCCTTGTTGTGCGTGTCAGGCATTGCCGGGACCGGAAAAAACGCCACCGCCAAGTTGATGATGAGGCTGTGCGGCTTGGAAGGGGAGCAGGCCAAATGGACACTGGAAGCCCCTAACTGCACCAAGTGGCCCTTCCAGGAAGCCCTGAGCAACTCCAGTACAATCCCAAGGGTCATCAACGAGTTCAACCCTAAATCTATGGATAAGTGGCACTACGGGCACATCACGGAAATGCTTAAGGCGGCTTATGACAGCCAGACAATTAACAAAGGGGCACCTGGGAGCCACAATAGGAACACTGGGCCCGTGACAAATACCTGGAGGATAACTGCCCCTGTCATGTCTTTGTCGGAAGAACCCCCAGTATCCTCCGCCGTAATCCACCGGGCACTGATGGTGAACTTGGACAGGCAAGGGCTACAGGCAGGAAAACCTTATTACATTGCCCTTGAACCCAGGTCTGACGACCTGACAGACATAGGCAGGGTCTTGGTGAAAGGTGCGCTGACGACACCTATTTCCAGGATCATAACCTTGATGGACAAGGACGAGCTGCCGGAAGAGGTGCGGAACTCTGCGGTCGAGGAAAGGATAAAATACAACTTCCAAGTATTGCTGTGCGCTTACGACTGGGCGTACCTTGTGCTTGAACAAGCTGGGATGTCAAAGGACAACTTGCAAGGGTTGCTGGATTTACGGGCTACTTTCTGCGCCCACATCACCGACAATGTGGAAAGCATAAGGGCCAAGGGGGGCTTGACGGAGGTTGACAAGGTGCTGAAAGTTATTATGTTGATGGCTAACCCCCTGGAAACACACTCTGCTTGGAAGCTGGAAGCCGGGGTGCATTACACTATTGAAGGGGAGTACCTGTACCTGGACACATTGACTTGTTATCCAAAAATCCAACTGTACAACAGCCAGACCCGCACCTCTTTAGGCATCCAGTCCGAGGAGGCGTTCAACACGTTGGTTAGGTCGATGTCTTATTTTGTCAGTGATAACTTACCTTGTAGGGGGTTGAGCACAGGGGGAAGGCCGGTGCTGTGCCTGGATATGCAGGGGTTGGTGCTGCAAGGGCTGCCTATAGAAATGTTTTTTGGGGGGTCTTAAAAAGAAGCGGAGGGCTACCCACCTTCCGCTTACGTAACTTGTAGTTACAAAAGATACACAGGAAAACTAACAAATACCACGGTAAGATTATGCCCGAAAATAAAGATTTGGCAATACCCTTGTCTTCTTATATGCCTTTGCCCTTAGGTCAAGAGGAACTGTACTTAACCCTGCAACCCAGGGCTGACCAAGTGGAAGACTACCTCACCCTGGTCAGTTGGCAGCGTTGTGCGAACTACAGTGAGGTGGGCACCGGTAAAAGCTTTGTTTCATATTTGTTGATAATGAAGTCCCTATTGGAGGGTTTAAGGGTGCTAGTGGTCATGCCCCCACCCTTGATCCCCCAATATATTTACAACTTCCATAAGATCCTTCCCGGAAACCCTTACACTGTAGTCAGGCTGCACAAGGCCAAGGCCACCAGGGAAAAGGACATGGCAGCCTGGACTTCCCAAGGCAAGTGGCCTCAGGTGCTTGTGACCTCATACCAGTTGTTTGTCAAGTATCACCGGGAGCTATACGCTAAGGGTTGTTACGGCTTGTTGGTGGCCGATGAAGCCCACAACATAGGGCTTGTACAGACCCATGCGTTCCGGGCTTTCTTTTGCTTTGTCTATGGTCGCAGGCCCATCAAGCTGCTATTGATGACGGCCACTCCCGCAATGACGGAGATACAGTCCAACTACACCCAAGTGAAGCTCAGGGACCCTAAGGTGTACACCAACCTTGACCAGTTCGACCGGATGCACGTTGAGTATGAGACCAGGACGATCCAGGTGAACAACAAGAAAGGGCAGGAAATGCCCAAGAAAATCCAGGTCATTTCGGGCTACAAAAACTTGGACACCTTACAGGTAAACCTGATGCGGGGGGCTGTGCGTAGGAGGGCGGCAGAGGTGCTGTCCTTGGAAGCACCGACAATAATAGACCATTTAGTTATTTTAGAACCTAAACACGAAGCACTATACCAGACCCTGCTGCAAGAAAGGATTCTGGAATTAGGGGAAGAAATAAGGGTGGCCAAGAACGCTTCTGCCTTGCGCCAGATGGCCTTGCAGATTATCACCAACCCCAACCTCTACATGCCCCCGGAAAGCCCCTTACCCGGTAGTGACATCAGCCCCTTGGAGGTTTTAAAGTCATTGCTAGGGGTGATGCCCTTGAAGGAGTCCAAGGTGTTGGTGTTTTGCCACTTCCAGAACACGGTAAAGATGCTTGAGAAGGAGCTGTCAGAATACAACCCTGCCCTGGTCTATGGGGGTTCCAACACCGACACCAACGTCAAGAAGCTGCTTGAGGATGGGACGTGCAGGATAGGTATCCTGAACTTCGCTTCCGGGGGTGCCGGGTTTAACCTGCAAGGGGTTAGCCACCATGTCATTGTCTATGAGGCTATAGGGTCCCCAGGGATGATCCAGCAGGGGTTGGGACGTGTGCATAGGGGTGGGCAACAAAAGCCCGTGGTGGCCTGGATATTCCGTTATGGCGCCAGCTTGAGTGCAAGGCTATTGAACAAGGCCCTAGAGAGGGCAGGGTCTATCAAGGTTACTGTAGGGGACGACTTTTGCTTTGCAGATTTTATCATCGAGGGGGTTGACATATTGTAACGGTAAGCTTAATCTAAGAGTCCCTTACAACATGTAAGCCACTAATAACCTCTACTAGGACGCAGATACAATGAACCAAAAAGAATTAGTTGATGTAGTTACAAAAACGTCAGGATACCCTAGGACCCAAGTGGAAAGTACCTTGTACTCCTTGCTCAAAGCTATTGAAAGGGAAGTGGCCTCCGGAGGTGTAGTACGGCTGGTCAATTTCGGTACTTTCAAGACATTGCAGTATCAAGAGAGGAACGCCATAAACCCGGTCACAGGTGCGCCTGTCATAAGGCCTGCAAAGAAAGTACCTAAGTTTTCTGCAGGCAAAAAGTTCAAGGACGCAATGGGCTAGGGACAGCAATTAACGATAACCTTAAAGAGAAATGAAATGACTAAGATAAAAGATAAAGTAGACGTAACAGAAAAGACAGTGATTGAAGGGGAACTGGCGTCACCCCCTGCGACTTTGGCTGAGACCCCGGTGGAGGTCACAGAAGGCGAGCTTCTAAACCCTGATGCCCCTACGGAGCTTGCCCATACCGAAGAACAGTCCGTGGAACAGTCCGTGGAACAGTCCGTGGAACAGTCCGTGGAACAGTCCGTGGAACAGTCCGTGGAACAGTCCGTGGATGAACCTGGAATTCCCGAACCAACCATTGCAGCCCCTGCCACCATTGCAGGCACTGCGGTAGCCACCAACCCTAACAAACCTAACCTGGCAGCACCTTTGCAAGCGTTGGCTGACATGGGTATCGAAGATGTGGTTATTGATTTCACATCCTTTCCAAAGATCACCTTGGAGAAGGGGATTTTTTCAACCGTCAATGGGCCTATCGGGTCTGAGTTCGAGTTCCAGTACCTGAGCAAGCACCCAAGCTACCTGCTGTCCTCAATCCCACCTGACAGGGATACCGACAGTGAATTGGTTTACTCGTTGGATGGCAAGGAAGACTATGAGGGCAAGTCTTTTACGGACTACATTGCGGAGTGGAAGGCCAAAGGTTGGGATGCCAAGAAGACCAGTTACGACATCGTGTTGGGGGTCTGCTTAAATGGTGAGTTGGCTGGTGAAATCGTGCAGTTGCAGATTAGCCCTAAGTCACAAGGGGTGTTCGGTGGTTATTTGTTCAACCTTGGATTCAAAAAATTGAACCCTCTGCAAGTAGTCACCCGTGTGTATGCAGGCAAGATGCAAGGCCAGGGCACCAAGGCGTTTACGCCTTGGGCATTCAAGGTTGAGCGCAAGGTGGAAGCCGATGCCTAACAGTATCACTATCCTTGGTCGCCTTGGACGTGATGCAGAAGTGAGGTACACCCCTTCGGGGGTGGCCCTTGCCGCATTTTCCTTGGCGGATACCATTGGCTTTGGGGACAGGGAGCAAACCAACTGGTATAACTGCTCACACTTCCTGCGGGATAAATCCAAGATGGCCGACCACCTTACGAAGGGCAAGCTGGTCATGGTGGTTGGGGAGCTTACCCTAAGGGCGTACACAGACAATACTGGGAACAAGAGGGTGTCCCCTGACATCAAGGTTGAGCGGGTGACTTTTGTAACTACAAATTCTCCAGGTTATCAGGATAAGGACAGGGAGGGTGGCAAGCCTACCAGCACAACCCAAGTACACGAAGCCCCGCCACCCCCTCCACCTGGGCAAGCTTTTGGGGACACGCCGGACTTTGACGACGAAGCCGATGATATCCCATTTTAAAATCAACAACTTAGATATAAAAAGACAATGGCAACTAACTATACACCAATGATATTGGACTTGCGGGGACTTGTCTGGAATGCCTACTATGCAGGCATGTCCAGGGAGCCTTTGCGAGGCGAGATAAAAGACGAGGTGAACACTGCGGAGTATGGGTTCGCCACATTCTTAAACAAGTTTTTCAACCCCATGCTTGAGATTGTGGAGTCTCCCCTGCATATGGTGGCGGTAGAGGATGACGGTCACCTTTACAGACAATCTTTATACTCCGAGTACAAGGCGGACAGGGAGGTGGCAAAAGACCAAAGGGACAAGGTGGAACTTGCGCAAATAGACAAGGCCTACAACTACGCAGCCTCTTTCCTGAAAGCGCTGGGTGTGCCCTTGGTTAAGTTGAGGAACCAGGAGGCGGACGACGTTATCGCTTTCCTGGTAGAGAAGCTGCATACACGGTTCCCCTGCATTGTGTCCTCTATTGACAAGGACATGCTGCAACTCTACCCAAAGGCCAACATCTTCCGTAACGGGGCTATCCAGACAACTTTTGTTGAAGGTGTACCCTCAAACCTTATAGCCTTGTACCTTTCCATAGTTGGGGACAGCTCTGATGGGTTCCCAGGGGTTGTGGGGCTAGGCCCCAAGGCTTTTGAAAGCCTATACAACACCTTTGGGGAGGCAGGACTGTTAAAGATCCAGGGATTCCTGGAGACCAAGGACAAAGCCAGCTTTAGGGCTGCCGTAGAACCCTCCGGGCACAAGGTCGGCATGAAATTGCTGGCCGAGTGGGACAGGTGGGGTGTGCAGCTACACCTGGCAAAACTGCATCCTGAAATCTGTGACGACGTTAAGGCTGTATTGCAGTGGATTAAGCGGTGTCCAAGCCACTCCCGGTTGACCCAAGTTATGGAGTCAGCAGGGGCGTTAGATATGGTTGGGCAATATGAGAAGTTCTGCTACACCCAAACACTGGTGACAATGGACAACCTGGATGACTGCCTGGAAGAGGTTATAAGGCTGCTTCCTGAAACCCCTTGTGTCCCCTTCGATTATGAGTCCTATGACCCTTCCCCTGAAACGGAAAAGCTAAAGTTGCTAAAGAAGATGGATTACGTCAATCCCCTTGCGCAAAAGATAACAGGGGCATCCTTCTGCCTGGGCAACAACTTGCAGCATGTTTACTACTTTTCCAGTGGGCACAAGGATACGGCCAACCTGCCCTTAAGCTACATTAAGGGGATGCTGTTGACCGTTGAGGGGCATGGGCTGGATACAGTGGCCCACAACTGTATGTTCGAGGCCACCCTTTCCCGAACCAACTTCAACCATGAACTTAAGTCCTGGCAGGATGTCCGGTGCTATTCCCACCAAATAAACGAGAATACCCCCAATGATTTAAAGTCGCTGTCACTTGAGTATTTGAATTACAAGCAAACAAGCTATAACCAATTAATGACTCAACTCGGTGTGGAAAACATGTCCCAAGTGACAGGGCAAGAGGTGCTGGCCTATGGCTGCGACGACTCCTTGGTGACCGGGCACCTATATTATTTCTTTATCTTGTTGACTTGCCTGGAAGACACCTTCGAGTTTACTAGGGACTATGAATGCAATGCCCTAGCCCTGATGAAGGAACCCCACATCCACGGTATCCAGTTCGATCCTGCGGAAATACAGAAACAGCATGAACAAGACCAAGCAACTTGTGACGCCAATTACTCAAAGGTGCTATCCCTATTAGAGCAGCATTGTTTGGAACCTAACTATGCCGGTGTCCAGATGATCTATGAAGACCAGAAGGCTTATGTGGCTTACAAGGCCCGTAAGGCTTACCGGGATAAGAACCCAAGCTCCACCTTCGAGGAGCAGGAAGCCCAGGCCAAGGTCGCCCTTGCCAAGTTCAAGGAAAAACTGCTTAAGTCTTGTGTCTACATCATCCCTTACGAGGCCAGTGTCCAGGAAGCCTTTATACCCACTCCCGTGAAGTTGACCAGGGTTGCGGGTTTCCTTGGCTTCCCTGAGATTACCAAAGTATCCAAGGCAGGCATATCGGACTACCTTTCAGACCTTGAAAGACCCCCTGCGCCTAACCTAAAGCAGGATATTTTTTGTGAGTTGCTGGGCCTTGCGGCATCACAATTCAATAAAAGGGAAGGAGAGTATTACGAAAAGTTCAAGTCCTTTTGCGAACTGGTGCTGTCTGAAAACACCCCGAAGAGAATGGAAGGCACCCTGCTCAGCTTGGACTCCCCCACTCAACTGTCCTCTGTATTTTATCTGATGCTGGGCTTGCCCATACGGATCAGGACAGATGTGCAGAAAGGCAGTGTGCGCTCAGAAGCAGGACTTCCAGGTAACCCCTCGACCGACGATAGCGCCCTTGACTTTGCCCTTGCCAATGATTGTGGGGGTGACAATGCCTGGAAGGGGGAAGTGCTACGGGCTATTTCTACTTACTGCAAGGCAAGCACAAGGATAAGCAACTACTGGAAGCCTTACCCCCTGTGGCTAGGTAGGGACAACCTGATCCACCCAAGTTTCCTTAGCCCAGGCACTGTGACCCGTAGGCCTACGGGCAGCAACCCGAACATGCTTCAAGTCAGCAAGTCGGAAGTGCGCCGGATAGTGAAGCCAAGATGCCCTGACAACGTGATTGTTTCCGTTGACTTTGCCTCCCAGGAATTGCGGGTATTGGCTTCTGTCACCAGGGACGCTAACTTCTTGTCAGCGTATATTCATGGACCCGAGGAGGACGACAAGGACCTGCACACTATGACCTCCTGCGGTATCGCCTTGCCCCTTGCAAGAAGGAAGGAAGGGGATTTATCCTCCAGGATTCCCTCTAACCCGGATGGAAAAGTGGACTACGCTTGGTACTTGGCTTTGTTGGATGCTTTGGATAAGGGCACTCTGGAAGACACTTCCCTAGGCAAGTTCTTGAAATGGGTACGGGGTATAGGCAAGAAGGCCAACTTCGGGGCTGGCTATGGAGGTACGGCACAAACTGTGTCTATACAGTGCATGATCCCTATCGAAGACGCTGAGCTTGCAGTCAACGGCTTGATGGCAACCTACCCTGGCATCCCCAAGTGGAAGCAGGTGATCTACAAGTTTGCCAGGGAGCACGGCTATGTCGCCACTACTTACGGTAGCCGCAGGCATTGTGGCATGGGGTTGCTGCAAGGCACCCGTTCACAGATTGGTCGGTGGGAGAGGCAGCTTGCCAACTTCCTGATCCAGGGGCAGTGCGGCGACCTGTTGAAGGTAGTCTTGACCGAAGCTTACAAAGAAAAATTATTCCAAGAGACAGGTGCCTACCTATTGGCCCCAATCTATGATGAAATCCTTTCCGAAGTCCCCAAGAAGCATGTATTCGAGTACATAGAAAGGCTGTCAGCGATCATGCAGATTTACATGCCTGGGGTCATCGTCCCTATGGTGGCTGACTGGTCCTTAGGGCATACCTGGTGGGACCAAATACAGCTTGGGTCAAACCCAACAAGGGAAAGGGTGGAAGAAGCCTTAGCGTCCTTACCCGAAGTGGAGTACAGGTCAGCTATGTTGGCGGCGCCCCCAGGGGAGCTGGAGAATACCCCAGCCCCTGGGGAGGGTTGGCTTTCAATCAGGGGGACTAATGCCAGTTTACTATAACGACATCGACCCGAAGGCCTGTACATGGCTGCAGCAGCTCGTCCTTGATGGGTTGCTGCCTAAAGGGGATGTGGACTGCCGGGACATCCGTGAGGTCAAGGCGGAAGACCTTAAGGGCTATCACCAACTGCATTTCTTTGCGGGTATTGGCGGTTGGCCTTTGTCACTACAAATGGCGGGTTGGCCGGAGGACAGGCCGGTGGTCTCAGGGTCCCTTCCGTGTCAGCCGTTTTCTGCCGCTGGAAAACAATTAGGAAAAAAAGATGAAAGACACTTGTTACCTCACTTCCTCGAACTTGTTGAGCAATGCGATTGGCCAATACTTTTTGGAGAACAGGTCCCAGCCGCCATCAAACACGGTTGGCTCGATGATCTTCAAAGTACAATGGGAGCGCAAGGCTACACCACAGGGGCTGTCGTACTTACAGCAGCGGGCGTCGGTGCCCCGCACATTAGGCAAAGGTTATACTGGTTGGCCAGCCGCCTGGGGCACCCCCAATGTGATGGACACGATGTCGTTCCGGTCAGACGAAGCCCTGAAAAGATCGAGGGGAGGTTGCAGCAACCTGAAAGACCAAGTGCCATTGGGGGCATGGGGGACCCCGAACACAATGGATGCAATGGCCCTTCGCAGCCACCAAGCGATGTACGACCAAGCCCGCAAGGGGGGCAGGAAGAACCGCAGCTTTCCGGGCAACCTGAGGGAGCAGGTGTCCCCGGAAATGCAGCAAGCCTACCAGGACGCGAAGTGGGATGCAGCCAATGGAGTGACACAGACTGGATATACTGCCGCGACGGAAAATACAGGCCCATCCCAAAAGGAATCCAACCCCTCGCAAGGAAGCTTGAACCCGGCCTTGGCAAGAGTCCTTATGGGCTACCCGGAGGAGTGGTGCAAGGCGGGAATAAAGGCTTTCAGGAAGATGTCAACAACACCCTCGAAGCCAGGGTGATGAGGCTCAAAGGTTATGGCAATGCAATTTGCGTTCCTGTGGCTGTTGCATTTATTGAAGCATTCTTAAAGGTGGAGAACGATGGAGAAATTTGAGTGGACAAGGGGGCAGTTGGAGGCTATTAGGATGGTGACAGCCTTCCTGGACTCCGAACAGCCCATATTTTTATTAACGGGGTCAGCCGGGGTGGGCAAAACCTCCGTCGCAGCCACCTTCCCTTCCCTTGTCACATGGGGCGACACCATAGCCACTGCGCCCACACACAAGGCAGTCGGGGTGCTTAGGGAGAAACTGGAAGACCTGGACTGCATGACCATCCATAAGTTCCTGGGCCTTAAACCAAAGAAGGTCAAGGACACTACAATGCTTGTCAGGCACAAGAAGTACGACCCTACCATTTGGCTCGACGTTAAAGTCATCCTTTGCGATGAGGCCAGTATGCTGTCCCCCGAACTGCAGAACTTCATCAAGGAGGACGCCGCCATGTGGGGCAGGCAGTACATCTTGTTGGGTGACGGCTACCAGTTGCCCCCTCCAGGGCATAAACACAGCCCTATATTCGACCTTGACCTTCCCGAGGATTGTAAGCTGGAGCTTACAGAAATTGTCAGGCAGGCTGCTGACAACCCTATCATAGCCCTTGCCACCGGTGTCCGGGACGCCATCATATCCAAGAAGGAGCCACCCCTAAAGCAACGGATACTGGAGGGTAAAGGGATTTTCCTGCTTAACCAAAGGGAATGGGACGCCAAGCTGGCGGAGTTCATCGCTTCCCCGGAGTTCCACAACGACCCGGACCACATGCGTATCCTGGCTTACAAGAATGACACTTGCATGAAGTACAACATGAGGGTCAGGCAGATGCTGCACAAAGGGGACCAAGCCCCTTTTAGTATTGGCGACGTGGTGACTGCAAATGAGGCATGGACTGTGGACGATGAGGTTTACATCGTGACTGGGCAGGAGTTCACCATTGCCGGGGCCGTGCCCTACACCCATGAAGTGTACCCAAAGCTCAAAGGCTACCAGTTGGATTTGGTGGAGTTGCCGGATATGCCGGTTTACGCCTTGGATTATTTGGAGTCCATCGAGGAGTACAAGAAACAAGTACAGCTTTGTACTATTGAAGGCAGGCAGACGGGGGACTGGCAGCCCTATTTTAAGCTGACTGAGTTCTATGTGGACTTGAGGCCTGGGTACTGTTTGACAGTGCATAAGTGTTTCCCCCTTGATAGGTTAGTATTGACCCCTGGGGGGGTCGTTGAAGGTTCCACGATGTCGCTCGACTCCACTGTCATTTCCGGTAATGGCAACCCTAAGCCCATACCCTCCTTAGGGCTTACAGGGGTAAAGCCAGAGTATGAAATTAGGACCCGCTCTGGCAGGAGCTTTATTACTTCCGCAGAGCACAAGTATTTAACTCGGGAAGGGGTGTATACAATGGCTTCTGAACTTACCCCTGGAGAGCATATATGCCTTTATAGAGGGCGTACAAACCATGTTTTTAGCTTTGACCTGGATTACTATGGCTATGGGTATCTGGTAGGCAATGGGTGCTACAGCTACCCCAGTAATAGGGTGGATGCCACGATGCACCAGGACTCCTCGACGATACCCTTGCTGCGCCAGTTTATGGGTAAATATGGGGCTAAGGTGCATACCTACCTTAAAGGAGGGGGCAACAAAGCACTTACTCTGTCCTGTGAACAAAAATCTTTCCGCCAAGAGTTGCAGACCAAGGGGCTACACCGGGTAATAGCCAAAGATAAAGATTTCTGCAGCCAGATGACTTTAAACCAACAAGCTAACTTTATCAGGGGGTTAATGGACAGTGACGGGTCTTGTACCCCGAACCACGCTTTTATTCGCTTGGTGTCTACCTCCAAGAGGGTGGTGGACAAGGTAGCTTTGTTATTACAAAACTTTGGCATTATCGCGACTATATCCTGTAGGCCTGCAGGTGATAAATTTAATACTGAGGCATACACCCTAGGCATATCTGGAGGGGATGCCCTAATATTCCAGGAGCATATAGGCTTTTCGGAGGAGTATAAGTCTGAAAGGCTGCATAAGGGTTGCGCTAAGCTGCGGGGTAAGTCTAATGTGGACTTTATCCCAAATTCAGAAGCCTTAGTGAGGGACTTGAAGCAGGCCTTTAAGTCCAGCCCTTACTTTAACCGGTCCAGGGTGGAGGGGGTTGAAAAATTTCATAGCGCACTCTCACATAATAATCTTTCCTTCCACCAGTTAAGCGTGGCTTGTAGGTTTTTAGAAAGTTCAGGTGTGCCCATACCTGGAGAAGCTGCGGCTTTATTGTCTTCCTGGTTCTTTTACGATCAGATCACTTGGACAGGCTATACCGGGCGTTGTGTCCCCATGATGGACATTGAGGTGCAAGATGACCACAGCTTTATCCTGGATGGGGCTGTTGTACACAATTCACAAGGCAGCACGTATAGTAACGTCATGCTTGATTTCCATGACGTTTATTCCAACCGCACGCTATCAGAAGCCGACCGCTGCTACTATGTGGCGGTGACGAGGGCGCGCTACTCTGTTTACGTATTATCTGGAGGTTAAAAATGCAAGGTCGTCCTTTTGCACGCTTATTAAACCATCTTGCCTTGCTGCAAGCACTAGGTGAGGCTAGCCCCACAGGGACGCCAAGTAACCTACCCACATGGAGGCAGTCCCGAGGCAAGGGTAAAGGCAAGTCCCCCCGCACATACAACACAGGCACAAAGGCTATCCAACGCCGTAGCCTGAAACTACACAACCTAAAGAAGAGGGCACGGAAATGTTAGACCACCCAGTGGAAGGCAGTACAAATATCAAGCACTTGGCCTACGACACTAAGGAATGCAGCCTGTTTGTGACTTTCCTCAATGGCACCCGCTACCAATATTTTGAGGTGCCCCAGAAAGTCTACACGCACCTGTGTTGTGCTGACTCCGTGGGGGCAGCCTTAAGTAAGCTGGTCAAGGGACATTATCCCTTTGCGAAGGTGGACAATGGCTAACCATAGGCAGCAACTTACCCAGTACGACTTGGAGATTGCTATGGCAAGCCTCCAGGACAAGCTCAGCTTCCGGGTACAGCAAAAGGGTATGGGGACTATGGCCTCTTGCCATGAAATCTACGGCATCATTGCCGAGGAGAACATGGAGTTCCTGGAGGCTATCCAAGAGAACCAGACGGCTTACAACAAAGTGGAAGAGCTGCTGGACATTGCGGTGGCCTGTGTATTCGGCATCGCTTCAATCAAATCAAACGGGGTGGATTGGTAATGGCTAGACAAAAAGACAACGACACAGTGACCCTCCATGATGTGGAGTTCAAGGCCAAGTCAGCCAAGGCTGTCCTAGTGGATTGTGGCACAGGGGAAGACATTTGGATTCCCATTTCCCAGATTGTCAACCAGGATGACGACAGCTTGGAAATCCCTATGTGGCTGGCAAAGGAAAAGGGGTTTTACTGATGCCCATACAGCTCATATTCGACCCTCCCATGCAGGAGGGCGTGCAAGCACCTGACTACCTCACCCTCCCTTCGGGGGATGTCAAGGTGCTGGGGTTTGATGGGGTATGCCTGACCCTGGCCCCCTTCCCAAGGGAGGACATACCTAAGCTTATCAACCTGCTGGAAGGAATATCAGGCTGCAAAGTGACTGAGGGTGAATCCCTCAGCTTTGACCGTGAGAAGCCTGACTATAGTGAGCCTGCCCCCGTGGAGGCCGAAGCCGAAACCAAGGTGGACTTTGAGTCCTACCTAGACAACCTGATCCAGTTGGACACTTTCAGGGAACCTGTCGAGGAGGAAGAGCCGCCCTTGCCTGCCCCGGATATGTTCAAGTCCCCGGCAAGGATATGGGACGCCTTGTTTGTGAAACCTCCCCCAGTGGAGAACAGGGCCGATTGGTTGTCCTCCCCCGAGTCGGGCAGGTTCATCTACCTGCCCAATGAACTGGGCAAGGAACCCAAGGTGGCGGAAGACGCGATGACAAATGCGTTCTACACCCAAGTCCTGGTGAACGCTTACCAGTCCCTGTGCAGGGAGATAGGGCAGGACCCTGTGGTGGTCTTACAAGGGGGGTTAATGAAAAGGAAAGCCTTGTCCTTGTCCAGCTTCGATGGGGCACAGCCGCACTACCCTGGCGAGCAGTCTTCCGGGTTGGCTAACTCCACCCTGGAAAGCTTTGACGACAGCCCTTACATAGCCCAGTTCCTTTCCGCTTTGGAAAGGCTGCCGAGGGACATGGTGGAGAGCGGCCCGATCCACGCCACCGTGATGTCCAAGGCAGAGTGGTTGCTGACCGGTGAAAGGGTTCATTTAGGCAACCACCAGATCAGCAGGGGGCTGATTGACTTGGTGGCGTCCTGGATAGCCGATCCTGGGCATCCTTTGCATGGGGACACCCTATTGCTCAAAGGGATGACAGGGCTGTTACGGCAGTTGTACAATGAGGGTGTAGTATTACAAGATGCCAAGGACCTTTTCATTAGCAGGTTACGCAATGCGCAGCTACATAAGTACGTCCGGCATGTGTCCGAGGCTTATGACCAAGTGGCAAGGGTTTTGTAATGACAAAACTTATGGAAAATGATGGGAAGTTCTCCGAAGGCAAGGTGACAGAGGCCTTGAAACGCATGGAAGAGAAGTACAAGGCCACTTATGTCCGGCTGTATGATTCAACCTCTGCGGGGGGCAGCCACATCCACGGGCAGCCTGGGGATTTTATCCTTGCTGTCAAGGGCACGCCTGTGCTGCTGGAGGTGAAGAGTTCCATCAAGAGGTCCTGTCTTTCTTCCTGCACCCTCCGCCACGCCTTCTCAAAAGGACAAATTTTGGGGGCGCGCCTGTGGGCGAGGGCGGGTGCCTCTGCCTTGTGTGTTTTCCATCATGTCCACTACGACTTTATGGAAATCTGGTCGATGCAGCCAGTGATCGAGGCCTACCTTGCGCCTCCCCGGTCGAGGGAATTGCAAGGTTCACCCCTGTTGGTGTGCAACCACAATAAAGAAAGGTTGGCTGACGGGTTTATAGAAGCTGTAAATATTTGGAGAAAAGAATATGCAAACAACCAATGAGTTAAAAGTGACCTACATAGACCATATGGGTACGGACATGACCGTAGTGAATGCAGCCAGGGCATCTTTCAACAATGGGAAGGAAGGCAAGGTTGACCTAGTTGACTTGAGGCTGCTAAGGTTTTTGGCGCGAGGGCTGTCCCATGAGGATTGGTATACCCTAGTGGACTTGCTGGCAGACACCAGTGACCGAAAGTTTATAGAGAAAGTGTTATGGGACTGGAAGACAAAAGCCACCCACTTCGCCCCATTCTGCCACCCCCAAATTAGCCTGCGTATTGAGGCAGACCTTGGCACTGCAAGGCAAATGTGGCGCTCCCATGTAGGGGTAAGCGGAGGGGATAGTGGGTATCCGGGATGGTCGGAGGAAAGTCGCAGATATGTTGACGAATCACCCACTTTTTACAAGCCTGACCAATGGCGGCTGCGTGCAGCTAATGTCAAGCAGGGCAGCGGTGGTGGTGTGTTGGGTGGGGAGGTGACGGACTACCCTGTACTGGCTGAAATGTCCTCCAGGGTCTATTGCCAAATGATAGACGCAGGCATTGCCCCTGAACAAGCCAGGTACGCTTTGTTATGTTGCACTACAACTTCTTGGACATGGACAGGCAGCCTGATGTTCTTTGCCAGGGTTTGCTGGCTAAGGCAAGAATCCCATGCCCAAGCCGAAGCTAGGCAGGTGGCCGACCAAGTAGACAAGATTGCAGCGGGCTTGTTTCCCTATGCCTGGGCAGCACTGCACAACAGGGACGTAGCATGATGACCTTTCTACAGGTGCTGTTCCTCATCCTCCTTGTGTGCAAGGTCATTCAGTTATCCCAGATGTCCTGGTGGTGGGTGTACTCCCCTGCCATTATTTATGTAACACTCAACATCCTTAACAATTTCCGAAAGAAAACCCCGGAATAGTGAGGCTAAAACTAACTAACCACAGGAAAATTATATGATTATGAAACTCGTGGGGGACTTGCATATCGGCAAGAGATTTCCCTATACCACACAAAAAACTGCTGAGAAGTTCAACAACCACAGGCGCTCCCTGCTGCACACCTGCATGGCGGGTGCGCGGGGTTTCCAGCTTGGTGACCTGTTCGACTCATACTCAGTGCAGGACACCGTGTTGATGGAAGGCTATCAGACTGCACGCAAGTTCGACAGGTTGCTTGCTGGCAACCATGACCTTGCCAAGAACACAGACAAGCCTTCCGCGTTGGTGTTGCTGTCACAAGAGCTTAAGGTGCCCATAGTTTATGAGGATTACTTGACGGTGACGGAAGGCATGACCAAATTTTACTTGGTGCCCCACAAGCTGTTGCAGGAAGGGTTTGAGGCTACGCTTAAGGCAGCCTTGGCAGACCTGCAGGCTACCGGCAAGTCAAGGTTCAACGTGTTGTTGCTACACTGCAATTACGGGGAACACCGGGGGCCACAAAGTGACAACTACTTGACCCCTAAGACGGCCAAGGAACTGCTTGACGGAGGTTTCACCCTGATCGTCTCAGGCCACGAGCACAACTACCGCAACCCGATGCCGGGGGTACACATGCTAGGGTCTTTATTGCCCCTGGATTTCGGTCAGATGGAGGCCAAATACATTGCGGACTATGACACCCAGACAGGGGAGTTGTCCTTGGTGCCCACTTGGCATCCCCATAGTTACGCCAAAGTGCCTGCCCAAGAATTTATAGACGAGCACTCGGATTGGGGCACTTGGCAGTTTATTGAAGTGACCGGCATCGTTGACCTGGAAGGGGCGGTCAAGGTCAACAGGCAGATCAACCACTTGTTCAAGACCAGTGACAGCCTGGTAGCCTTTAAGAACAGTGTCGTCCTCCACCGCCATGAAAAAGAGACGGAGGAAAGCGAAAAGGGCAACTGGTTGAAGCTATTGCTAGAGTCTTGCGCCACCGAAGAGCAAAGGGAAGCCTTGGCTGCCCTTGCTGCAAAACATAAACCTGCTGAAATACAACAAGAAGGGTAAAACCATGAGACTGTCCCGCATCGAAATGACTGGGTTCAAAAAGCACACCAGCGCAACCTTTGACTTCCCCCCTGGCTCCAGCCTGATTGTAGGGCCTAACTACTCGGGCAAGTCGTCCATCATGCAGGCCGTATTGGTCGGCATCTTGGGCAGCTACGGTACTTCGGTGCCCCTAAAGCTCCTGGTCAGTGACAACAGCAAGGACTTTTCCTTACGCCTGACCTTTGAACGGGAAGGCGGCCAACCCAACCTGGTCGTGCAAAGGACTTCCAAGGACAGCTCCATAACCCGTGAAGGGGAGGGTTCCCCTTATGCTGTTGGCCACACGGCAGTGAACAAGGAAATGGTTTCATTGCTGCAACAAAGCCGCCAGACTTTCTTGAAGGTGTTCACCTCCGAACAAGGGACGCCCCAACAACTGCTACAAATGGAAGGCGCAGAGTTGCAGAAGTTTATTGAAAATGTCAGTGGCCTGTCTGCCTTGGAAGCTATCCAGAAAGGGGCCAGGGCAGTGGTGACCGAGGTTTCCACAACTTTGAATGTATTGGCCCCCTTCCTGCTAGGCCCGGGAGAGAAGGAAGAAGCCCAGCAACAGTTGATAGCCTTGTCGAATGGCATAGAGCAAAACAAGGCCATGCTGGCCAGGGAAGAGTCAAACTTGGCCACTGCCAAGGCTGCGTTTGCAGGGGCTGACACGGCAGTGGCAGATGCCCATGACCACAATGTCAAGGCAAACCAGTGGATTGCCGCCAAGGAGAACTACAGCAACCAGCTATCGTTGTTTCCCGAGCAAGAATTGGTTGACTTGGAGTTGCAAGAGACGGAACTCAACCTGCACCAAGGCTGGTTGTCCGATGCCCAGTCCAGGCTGTTTGCCGCCAAGGACATGAACAACAAGGTGCAGGCGTATACTGCTGCCCTGCAGCAAGTGGAGCAGGATATTGCTGCGCTAGGGGAAGTCGTGGAAGTGCAGGACATTACTGTGGAGGCCTACAGGTCAGCCAAAGAAGGTAGCTTTAAAGCTTGGCAAGAAACCTTAAACCGGTTACTGGAGGGTAAAACCCTAGAAGCCAGGGGTAGTATAGCTAAAGCCTCGAAGGGAAAAATTGAGCAAGTCTTGGCTGCACTACCTCCCCCTATGGTGTTCCTGGACAGTACTGAAAACACCTTGAAGTTAGAAAGCTTGAAAGCATCCTTAATGGAATTGCGCAGGCAGTACACAGAGACAGAGCACTTACTGTCTAGCTCCGTGTGCCCTACCTGTAAGCGCCCTTGGGAAGAAGGACAGTTCGATGTGGAGGAAACAAAAGCTAAGCTGGCTGACTTGTTGGCTAAGATCAACAGTACAGTGCTAGAAGTTTCCGGGCTAAAGGAAGCACTGGATGCCGCCCTTGCCCACAACAATGCAGCCACATTACTAGCTAGGGAAAGGGAAAGCCTACAAGGCCAACTGGACTTGGCCTTGAGTGATTGTGAGGAAGTGTCACGGGCTATGGATGAGTTTACTGCCAGTTGTGAGTGCTCCTTGGATGGGTTGGATACCCAAGTAAAAAACCTGGAAGCAACTTATAAGGAAGCCTCCGCCACTTTGGACAAGTGGATTGCCTTGCACGCAGAGGCGAAGGGCAAGGTTGAAAGGTTGGCCGGCTTAAAGCTACGCAAAGACTCCTTGGTGGACCCCTGTGGGGTCTTGGAGGACTTGCAACCCCTGGAGAAGGGCTGCTCGGACTTGGCTGCTGGACTTAAACAAATGGAATCTAAGCTCACCGAAGCCCGTACCCTGCGCGCCAAGGCTATGGACAATAATTCCCGTAGGCAAGTCATCCTAGATAAGCTGAAAGGCTACCCGGAAGCTGACCGGCTTGCCTTAATCGACCTTGCCCCCTTGCAAGAGCAGCGTGCAATGTGGATCACCAAGACCAGCAACTTGCAGGATAGCCTACGGCAATACACAGAGTCCATTTCCAAAGGACAGTTGGCCATGCAACCCTTGCAGATCAAATTAGAGCAGCACAAGGCAACGGAAGGCAAGATGGAGGAAGCCAACAAGAAGGCCAACATTTATAAGTTCATTGAGGACTTGGTGGCCAATAGCAGGGTCAAGTTCCTGGACCAGGCGTTTTCCACCATGTTCCAAGTGGCTTCTGAGTTTGCCAAGCTGTCCACCAATGGGGACATGCAGGAAGTGCTTATCCATGAAGGGCTTATCTGCTACAAGGAAGGGGGAAAGATTCGTCCCAAGGCCTGTGCCTCCGGTGCCCAGAAATCAATCATGGGCCTGGGCATGAAGCTTGGGGTGTGCAACTTGATTGTCAGTGACTTCGACACCTTGCTGCTTGATGAAGTGTCAGCCGATATGTCGGATGAAATTTCCTTGAACTGTATGCAAGCCTTGTCGGTGCTGGTGCCCAACAGCATTGTCATCACCCACCGGGCGATGGACACGGCGGGGCATGTGATCCAGCTCTAACTACTTGGTGACTGTAGCATAAACAAGGTCCTCAGAGTCATTCAGTATATCTGCTATAGGGTTGTCATAGGACTCAACCAGGAGGAAATTCTGGTTGAGGTCGTACAACCTATACAAGAAGGTAAACCCCCCTGAGGAAGTCAATACATAAGTTTTTAGCATGTACAGATTTGAATTTTCTGCCAGCACTCCAGGCACTCTCCTGTAGGTAAATTCTGCATAGCCCAGTTGGGTTATCATGGTTTGATCGGACCAATCCCTTTGGTAGTTATTAAAGTCTACCAAGTAATTCATACCAAAGATATATAGGTATGGATCCCCTGGAAGCCCATCAGGGTCCCCTGGGTATTTTCCGCTTACAAGCTTAAAGCTTGCATCTCCAGGTTGCACGGCGGAGGTTGTATTTGTGTAGTCCTGTCCAACACCCCCGGTAAAGGCCCTGGCCTGCACGGGTACATGGACTACCCCCCCTCCTTGGGAGGGATGAAAATCCACCCCAGTATAGGGGTAGCTTGCTGGGAAGGTTTCGGTTGTGGTGAACGTCCCCAAGGTTACATCCACCCCTGTACCCACCAGTTTGTATGTAGTTAGCTTAGAAACTGTCTTGTTTATATCCAAACTCCCGGACATAGTGGTATTGTTAGAGAAGTCTATAAAAAGATTATGGTAAAGGTAATTAACACTTACTGCTTCTGATGTAGTTATTTCCCTGCTGCTGTAAAGCACAGTACCAAGCCTGCCGTTTACCTCGTGTACTTTAAAGTCACAAACAGTGTCCTGGATGTCATAACTCCCAGACTCGCTCTTTGTAACTTCGGTAGACACATCGAATACAACCTCAGTGGAGGAGTCCCATCTCACACTACCCACCCAGGAACCCGTAAGGACCTTAGAGTAAACCGGTCTATGGGCCATGTTTAAACTGTTGTTAGATAAATCCACTGCACCTAGCATACATTTAAATGTTCTTTGGTAGGCTGTATTATGAGTATAGTCTACAAAAATCGTGTCAATTGTGCCGGTTCCGGAGGACACATGGTCTTCTCCGATAGCACTGTCAGCTCCAGTGCCTGTTGCGCTCTCCACAAAGGTGTATGTAAAGTAATAGTACAATTCATCACAAGACCCCAAGCCCAACTTTAGGTCAGGGTCAAAGGAGGCTAAAGAAAATGACAATACCCGGCTGCTGACAGCATCAAGTAACTCCAAATTATTGAAGGCTTCCGTAAAACTGGAAGCCGTAGAGGGGTCTACGTGGTCTGAGCTAAGAATAACCGTAGAACTTAAAGATATGGACCCATCTGGAAAGACGGTTATCCCCCATCGCTCTATTGTCATCTTACCCTGGTAGTTCGGCGGGGCCGAGTCCATAGAGTTGTAGTTAATGAAAAAGGCATCCGACTGCATAGTGAAACACCCACCGAGTAACTCCCTGACAGCCCTGTTCACAGGTAAGGCATCTAGTACGTCGAAAGACAATTCATGAGGTCCTTGCCTGTACAGCCTTACGGCTATAAAAGTAGTTAGGGTAAGCACTGAACTTACAGTGTCAGAAGCTATTATAAAGGCTACTGAATCCGACCCTCCCAGGTTAGGGAACCTCCCCCTAAGGTACTGCCTCTGCTGGGCGTTAGCCAAGCACATGGTATAAGCGTTAAAGGTAACGTTCTGCAACCGGTACCCTTTAACGCTTATACCCCCACCAAAGAACCACCCTACGCAGTCCTTTTGGTCTTCTGAGTACCAGTAGTTAGACTCGGCGGGGTAAGCGTCTTTTACCCTAGCCTCGGGAGTCTTATAGTACAAGTCTATCTCAGAAGACCCTACCACATAGGGTGTAGGCACTGTAGCTATAGACAAGGGCAACTCAAATTTTATCTTTTCTGCTTGGTTCTTGTGGGTCCAAGGCTGCCCCGGCTTAGTAATCATTAGCTAAAAGAAATATTTAGGGCTACAAATTCATCCAGCTTCTCTTGGACGACAGCATTCAAGGCGACGGCAGTGCCTTCTATCAAGGGTTCCCAGTCTGTGGTATGGTTTTCTAAACCTAAGTAATACTCCCCCCCATTCTCGAAAGGCGCAGCCATACGCACTAGCATATGGTCTTGTACCAAGCTGTCTGTCTCTGGGGAATACCAAACTACTGCATGGACTCGTTTCTGTTGGTAATAGTCCATAGTGGGGTCCAGGACCAAACTCCCTGATACCATTTTCATGGACTCCGGCAAGGGGGAAGGGACTGTAGCATACACAGGATAGGCCCCGGACAGGGGCCAGTTTAGGGGCATTTCAAAGGCCCCGTCGGCAGTTATTATTAAGTGGGAGTAAATTGTTATGGCCTCCACCTTGTTAATTTCACCAGTAAAGGCCGAAGCAAAAACCTCTTTTTTCTCCGCCAAGAACCTACCACCAAGGATGAGGCCCACATCCGCCCTGTCCTCCAAGGTGAACTGTTTCCTCCTAGGCTTGATTAGCCTATTGAGGTCATCGACTAAGGGGTTGGCCATAAAGCTTAGGTCTCGATCAATAAGTTAGTAGGGAAGCTAAGTTCAGTGGAAACCCCTGCAGTCAAGGTGGAATCCTGCACCCTTATCCAAAAAGTCACGGCATTACCCACACCACTTGTAATGGCAGTGCCCAAGTTTAGGGCTGCCCCCCCGGTAGCTGCCGCCAACCCCCCTTGGGTCAATGCCAGCTTAATTTCACTGGCTGGATGCCCTGTGCCTGGAGCCGCGTCTGTCGGGGTTATAGTGATCTGGTCCACCCCTGGGTCGCTCTCCGCTTGCAATGTCTTACCCACGGCTGTAGACCCTAGCCATAATTGGGTGTCCACGGGGCCTGTACTACCGTCCACGTTCTGGAACACTGAAAGCACCCCGGAAAATCCGGTAGTAAGGCCTGAATCTGTGTATAAAGCAAAAGTAGCCATATTGGTTTACCTTAATTGGATAATAAAAAGAGTTCATCTTGGGGTATGGTTATAACCTGACTATCCAAGATGGTGTTGAGTGTAGCGTTTTCCGTGTTTTGTTCCAATAAATCCTCCAGTATCAGGGCAAACTGGTTAGGGCCTGCAGTCAACGTCCTATCCGCTGGGGTTATGTGCCCTTCCCAAGTGTCCTGCAAAGTCCCGGAGTGGTAATGACAAGGCAATGCCTTGTGGTAGTCCAGCCCTTGCGCCACATAAGGCCCTGCTGCCCTGACCCCAGTGCCGTCCCCGTGTATGTCCCGGACATTGATGGACAGTGTGGATGTTATCCTGTAGACCTGGGGGGCAGAGTCAGGGATGCCGACCGCCTTTACTGAGCTGACAGCCAAGGTCACGGTGCTGATCGCGGAACCGTTCTCTATGTCAAACTCATGGGTAAGCTGGTTGACCAGCCCGGATGCCAGCAAGGAGGCAGTGTTCACCCTTACCATGTCACCCCTGTCCAAATAAGGCTGGAGGAAGGTTTTGAACGCCACCCTGTTCTGCCTGTGGGACTCAAGCAAAGTTGTCTTGGCTTGCGCCTTCAAGGTGTTCAACAAAAGTAGCCTTTCAGCACTCCCCCCTACCGTGGCAAATTGATCCATGTCATAAAAATGTTCCCCGGCTGTCTTGGCGTTGGCACTTGCATTGAAACTAAAGTCATAAGTGCCTGACAGGTCCGTAGGCCGGTGATTCAATGTGTTAAGGGAAATGCCTAAAGAGTTGACCTTCTTGTACCTGGTGAAGCTGTATGGCCTCTTAGGGTAAAATACCCACCCATCCCCTTGGAAAAGTAAAGGGTCGGTGAGATTTGTCTCAGAGGACTCAAAGCCTTCGGACAACCCTACCCCGGCAGTACTAGCCCACCGGGTCACAGTTTCAGTGGCATGGAAGGTTTCATTGACGTAATCTGGATACTCCACCTGTAACTGGCCTGTTACTTCTTCGGACAACACCCCTAGCTGGGCTATGCTGTTAGGGCTATACATAGTGACCTTGATGCTATTCTCCACACTTTGGGTATACCTCCTTGAAATGACCCCATTAAATTCCAGTGCCAATAGTTCAGAGCCATCATTCAAGAAAACCACGGTGTTGTTGTTTATTAGCAGCGTCCTGGAAGAAGGAATACAGTTAAAGTAAGGGTTGTCCACATACACCATGTTTGAGTTTGACACTGAATCGCAGATCATCTGGATGTCCGACAACAGCCAAACCAAGTCATGGCCTGAGTACCAGTTAGTGTCTTTCCAAGTCAAACTAAATACAGCCTCCCTGTAAACATCGTACCTGTAAGCCATTGTCACATCTACGCTATTGACCAAATCACGGGAGTTAGCCAAGGCTACCGATAGGGTGGAGTCAGCAATTGTATTGCTTTGGAACTCCCACTGCAGCGGCTTGCTTAGCCACTGTTGCGAGTACATCGCCCCATTGGGTTTTAGGCATACTAAGTAAGGATAGGTCTCCAGCCGCTGTTGCAGGTATTCCCAACTATCCACTTGGTCGTCGTATATATGTTTAGACCAGGAAGACAAGGGGGTCAGGGATTCTACTTGGGAGTGGCTGAGGTTCCTGATCGTGTTTTGCAGGTCGTCTGTGCAGGTAAACTCAACCAACCGGCTTGAGGTGTCATACACAGGGGTGTCCACAAGGCCTTGGAAGAGTTGTACTAAAGTAGTCGTGACGCCTGCACTGTCTAGTTCTATATAGGTGATGGTAACTGGCTTGTTAACCCATTGGTAGGGGTCTATCAACCCGTCTTGTGGCCTTATGTTGAACGTGGCGACGACCGCAGAGTTCCTTTCCCTGTCTATGCTGACCCTCCCTGAAACCCTGGCGCTCAGGTCAACGCTACCGACAACAACCCTGAGTTTCCACCTCACGGCCTGCCCTTCTGGCAAAGCGACCACTTCACCCACCCCTTGTTGGCTGGTCCCACCAGTCGGGACTATCCCGACAAAAACCTCGACCTCCCCGGACAGGGTAAAGGCCTCATAAGCCCTGAACTGTACAATCCCGCTCAGCCTGTAAGTGACTTGGGGCTGCCCGACAGTCAACTCTATTGAAGGGGACAGGGTGAAAGGCTCGAACACCGTCAGTACAATAGCAGGCGACAACGTGTAGAACGAGGCTACTTGTAGGGTTACCTGGGAATCTATTATATAGGAGTCCCCCACATACATAGTTACCTGTGCGGGCAGCAGAAAAGACGGCGCCACCAAGTAGTAAATCCACGGGGCTATGGTATACAAGTCCTTGACCGTAAGTTCTACTGTACTATCCAGGGTGTAAACACCATCTGCAACAGCCAACCTCACTTGGGAATTTAGGGTGTAGGCTTCAAATACAGCGAGCGATATTCCAGACGATAAGGTGTATTTCTCCCCCACATAAAGCAAAATGCCAGAATTTAGGGTGTATTGGTTGACTACGTTAAGGGACACTGACGCAGGTAAGCTATAGGCCTCCCCCACCTTAAGCTGTATTTGAGATCCAATCGTGTAGTCCTCGAAGACAGTCAAACTCACCGTGGGGGACAAGGTATACTTCTCCCCCACGGTGAGTTCCAGGCTGGCGCTTATAGTGTAGTCTTCAAAAACATGCAGGCTGACTTGGGCGTCAATAGTGTACGTCTCTGTAGCCTGGGATACAGTTAGAGTGGTGCTTGGAGTGTACGTCTGCCCTGTGGGTACGGTAAGCGTTGTGCTAGGGGTATAATCAGCCACCTAAATCTGCTCCCCTGTCAGCGACCAGGCTATAGGGGGGTTGCTATCCGGGTCCATGCTTTCCATAGGGGGGTCCATGAAGCATACAAGCTCCGGGAAATACACCTGCTTGTAAGCCGAAGCTGCCCCGGAAGATGTCAAGGGTAGCCAATAGCCCTCCACCATTTTAAGCACGTACGGTTCATAACCAGTATCACTACGGGCATTTGTCGGGGTCGTGAAAGTATTGGTGGCCTTTACAAGGCTACGGGGCACAGCGCAGCTTATCGTGATCTGCTTGCTGTAATCCAGGA